TATGGATAATCTCTTTCATTATCATAATTATTAAATTTACCGTTTTTTAATTGTTGTAATATAATTAAAGCATTTTTTCGACCTCCATTAACTAATATAAATTTATTTGATTTAGGTCTTATAAAATCTAAGGATAATAATGATTTATCATCTTTAATAAAATTAAAAGTTTTATTTGTAAATAATGACCGTGGTTTTTTAAGAATACTTTTTTTATAAAAAGGAGTAAATTTTAAATATGGTTTTTTATCATCTTTAACATCAAGCAAGTTCGCAAGCCGTATAATGTTGAAGATTTAAACTTCAGTATCATGGAACAAGGATATGAGATGAATATGACAATCAGTGAGCTGCGAAGGATACTAAACAAGAAGATTGGTAAATCAATCAGAAATGTTAAGGTCTTTCCTGAACATTGGTGTGTGCAAAGGGAAACGATTATATCATTCAGATATAAAAACTTGCATTGCGAAATTTGTGAGCATTTCGGAACACAGAGAGATTATCTCTGTGTAAAGATGATTCCGTTGATGAAGTAAGTAATGTAAGTTTTATAAAGGCTAAATTAATTTTTGGTCTTTTTTTAATAATATAAAAGAATATTTGAATATAAATATAAAAAAGATGAAATTATTAGATTGGATTGATATTAATAAGCTTTGTTGGAATGAATTATCAAAAAATAAGAATGCTATTTTTTTATTAAGAGAAAATACAGAAAAAATAAATTGGTTAAAATTATCATTAAATCCAAACGCAATTGAATTATTGAGAGAAAATATTGATAAAATTAATTGGAATGCATTATCAACAAATATTGAAGCTATTGAATTATTAAAAGAAAACCCTGATAAAATAGATTGGGTTTCTTTGTCATTAAATAAGAATGCAATTGAATTATTAAAAGAAAATATGGATAAAATAGATTGGGAATTATTATCTGCAAATATAAATGCAATAGAATTATTAAAAGAAAATATGGATAAAATAGATGATTGGTCAAATTTATCATTCAATAAGAATGCAATTTCTCTATTAAAAGAAAATAGAGATAAGATTGATTGGGAAATTTTAAATTTAAATGAAAATGCAATCGAATTATTAAAAGAAAATCCAGATAAAATTGATTGGGATTTCCTATCTTCAAATAAAAATGCAATTTCTCTATTAAAAGAAAATCCAGATAAAATTAATTGGAGCTCATTATCAAATAATGATAATGGGCTTGAATTATTAAAAGAAAATCAGGATAAAATAGATTGGAATATATTATCTGCAAAACCAGAAGCCATCGAATTATTAAAAGAAAATCAAGATAAAATTAATTGGACTATATTATCAAAAAATACTGCCATCTTTGAACTCTAAAATGATTTAAAGGTTTATTAAAATTATCTTTAAATCATTTTTATAAAGATTTGTCAATTGTAAATACAATATCATCATATCTATTTTTATTTTTTCTTAAATCATACCATTTTATATATGATTTTAAATTTTCAGGAACAGCATTTTTAAGTTCATTAATCCATTCAATCGATTGAACATCTTCAACGATTAAAATACCATCATCAGTCATTAATTGCGAATATAATTTAATAAATTGTATCATAGTTTCTAATGTATGAGGACCATCATCAATCATAACATCAAATTTAATATTTTTAAATAAAATTTTTTCATTAAAAATATTATAATCATATGCATCTGACTTTTCATATAAAATAATATTTTCTTTATTTATGATATCATCGCAATTAGCATTTATGTCCATAATATCTATACCATAAATATTTGCATTTATGAAAAACTCACTCCATAATTTTATGCTACCTCCTTTAAATATTCCAATTTCTAATATATTTTTAGCAGTATTTTTTTTATTATTAAATAAAGTTTGATAAAGATCTAAATAAGAATGTAGAGTATTTTTATCTGTTCTATCATTATCAATAATATCATACAAATTCATTAAAGATTATTTAAAAAATGATTTATGTTTATTAATTTAATAAAAAATTATAAGAACTATGCAATTACCAAAATTGAATAATGATATTTGCTCTGTAATATCCAAATATTTAATTCATAAGGAATATAAATTATTAGATTGGATTAATATATTAGAATTAAAATATAAAAATTATTTATCATTAAATATAAATGGAATTGACTTCTTAAGAAAAAATCCAGATATTATTAATTGGAGCACATTATCATATAATCCAAATGCAATTGAATTATTAAAAGAAAATATTTTAAAGGGACAGGATAAAATTGATTGGAATTTATTATCTTTCAATCCAAATGCAATTCAATTAATAAAAAAAAATCCTAATAAAATTAATTGGTTATATCTATCATCAAATCCAAATGCAATTGAATTATTAAGAGAAAATCCAGATAAAATTGATTGGAATAATTTATCAGCAAATCCAAATGCAATTGAACTTTTAAGAGAAAATCCTGATAAAATTGATTGGGATATGTTATCTGTAAATCCAAATGCAATAGAAATATTAAAAGAAAATCTTCATGATATTAATTGGGAATTATTATCATCTAATATAAATGCAATTGAACTATTAAGAGAACATCCAGATAACATTCATTGGGATTATTTATCATCAAATGATAATCCAGATGCAATTAATTTATTAAAAGAATATCCTGATAAAATTGATTGGTATTGGCTATCGTCAAATCCAAATGCAATAGAATTATTAAAAGAAAATCAAGATAAAATTGATTGGTATAGACTTTCATTAAATCCAAATGCAATTGAACTATTAAAAGAAAATAAGGATAAAATTAATTGGTTTAATTTATCATCAAATCCAAACGCAATTGAATTATTAAAAGAAAATCCCGATATGATTAATTATACTATGTTATCAAAAAATAAATCAATATTTCATTTACATGATAATACAAAAAATATTGAAAATAAAACAAAGATATTAAATTTAATATTTTCATAAAAAATAAAAATTGATTATTAATATTATTTTTGTTAATTATTACATTCAATGCCAAAACTTAATAATGATATTTGTCTTGTTATTGCAAACTTTTTAGTTAAACCTAAATATAAAATAGTAGATTGGATTGACCATGATAATATTGATTTTAGATATTTATCATCTAATAAACATCCATCTGCAATTAAATTATTAGGAGAAAATCAGGCTATGATTAAATGGCAATGGTTATCGTCAAATCCAAATGCTATTCAATTATTAAAAGAAAATCAAGATAAAATTGATTGGGGATTATTATCATACAATCCAAATGCAATTGAAATAATTAAAGAAAATCTTGATAAAATTTGTTGGATTGCATTGTCTAGCAATAAAAATGCGATTGAATTATTAAAAGCAAATCCAGATAAAATTAATTGGCATTGGCTATCTAAAAATGAAAATGCAATTGAATTATTAAAAGCAAATCCAGATAAAATAAGTTGGATGTTATTGTCAAGTAATAAAAATGCAATTGAATTATTAAAGGAAAATCCAGATAAAATTAATTGGAATTGGTTATCTAAAAATGAAAATGCAATTTCTCTATTAAAAGAAAATCAAGATAAAATTAATTGGAAAGCATTATCTTCAAATAAAAATGCAATTGATTTATTAAGAGATAATCTAGATAAAATTGATTGGTTTTATCTTTGCTTAAATCCAAATGCGATTGAAATAATAAAAGAAAATTTGGATAATATCAGATTTCATTGTTATGACCTGCAAATGTTATATGCGAATGCATCAATATTTGAATTGGACCATAATAAAAATAATTTAAAACTTGAACAAATAAATAGAAATTTAAATTTAGCTTTATCATAATTGATTAAAAAATGATAATTAATATTATTTTTGTTTATCATATAAAACAATGAATACAGATATATGCGAGATTATTTCACATCATATTTATAAACCATCATATGAATTATTAGATTGGATTGATATTAAAAAATTAAATTGGTATAATCTTTCATCAAATCCAAATGCTATTTCCCTACTTAAGGAAAATCCGGATAAAATTGATTGGATGGTTTTAACAATGAATGTAAATGGTATTTCCCTACTTAAGGAAAATCCAGATAAAATTCATTGGAATATACTATCATCAAATCCAAATAGTATTTCCCTACTTAAGGAAAATCCGGATAAAATTTGTTGGAATATATTATTATCATCAAATCCGAATGCGATTGAATTATTAAAAGATAATCTTGATAAGATTCATTGGGGTCATTTATCGAAAAATTTAAATGCGATTGAATTGCTTAAAGCAAATCCTGATAAAATTGATTGGATTTATTTAACGATGAATCCAAATGCGCATGAACTTATTAAAGAAAATCTTGATAAGATTAGTTGGTTATTATTATCATCTAATATAAATAAAGAAATTATTGAATTAATTATTAAAAATAATCATGATAAAATTACATGGTATGAATTATCTAAAAATGAAAATGCTATTGAAATTTTAAAAGAAAATATTGATAAAATTAATTGGACCGGATTATCATCAAATACAAATCCAGATGCAATTAAACTAATTAAAGATAATCTTGATAAAATTGATAAAAATGATTGGCATATATTATCAAGAAATCCAAATGCAATTGAACTTCTTAAAGAAAATCCATCTAAAATTGATTGGAAAAGATTATCAAGAAATCCAAATGCGATAGAACTACTTAAAGAAAATCAAGATAAAATTAATTGGAATGAATTATCATCAAATCCATCAATATTTATTTTAGATAATAATGAAAAAATAAAATCAAAAATTCTAAAAGTTGTAGAAATGATATTAAATTAATTTTTTTGATTTATATAAAGATTTATTATAATAACTAAACTACATGGATAAATATAATTGGATGTCAATAATTCCAGCTCAAAACAAAAAAAGAAAACAAATCAAAGTTAATAATGATGATGACGAAGAAGAAGCAACTCCAACAATTACTCCAATTATTCATAAATTAATTGGAACGTCTATTTATTGCCATAGTAATCATATTTATTTTAATAGCGATATTGATGTATCAAGTGCTTTTAATTTAAATAAAGAATTGAGAAATATGGAACAAAGATTAAAATCAACATCGGCGATATTAAATATTGAACCTTTGCCTATTTATCTACATTTAACAACTAATGGAGGATTAATTCATTCAGCATTAAGTATTATTGATTGTATGAATTCGCTATCATTGCCTGTATATACAGTAATTGATGGTTTTGTTGCATCAGCTGGAACAATTATAAGTGTATGTGGAACTAAGAGATATATGGGGAAAAATGCATATATGTTAATCCATGAATTACGTTCAGGAGTATGGGGTAAGATGAGTTATATCGAGGAAGAATACGGAAATTTTAAGAAAGTCCATGAACATCTAATGGATATTTATGTAGATAAGACATCATTGACTGCAAAAAAATTAACAAAAATCTTAAAAAAAGATATTGAATGGAATGTAGAAGAAGCAATTAATCTTGGTTTAGTTGATGATATATATAATTTAAAACTTTAATTTACTACTTCTTTTACTATTCTTTCTACCACCAAATTTTTCAAGTTGACCATGTGTGATAGGTTCTGATTTATTATTATTTATAATTTTATAATTGTATTCGGGAGGAGAAGGAGGAGGAGGAGGAGGACGAGGAATATATGGACCTTTAGAAGGTCTAAGTGTATTTGAAATTCCTATAAGTTTTTGTCCTTTAATAATTAAATCTGAATTTTTAATATATTGTATTAAAGATACTATATTATAATATGCTAAAAATATATCGGCATTATTACATAAAGTATTGCTGTCGTTTTCATAATTTATTTTAATATTTTCAATTAATTGGTTTAATGTAGTTTCAGTATCTTCAGTTCCATTATTTATATATTTATTTAATAAATCTGTATATTTTGCAGATAATAAATCATCTAAAATTTCAACAATATTTAATTCACTGCAATTTAATATTGTTTTTTCGTTATTTATATAAAAATTATAAAACATTGGAATTATATAATTAACAAATCTAAAACCTATTTCAACAGAAATACCTGCTGAATAAGCATTTGCCATATCACCAATCATAAAAGATTTTTTTCCATTTATTTCTACTGCATATACTAATTTATTATTATTAATAATACCATAACTATTTAATGATTGAGAAACAGCATTTACTAAAAATTTTTGCTGTTCACATTTTCCAGCTTGCATTGGGCATTTTTGATATTTTTTTTCTAATAATGTATATATTTTGTGTGAATATGATGTTAATATTTTATTAGTATATGCAGCATTTGTATCAATCATTTCGTTATATACTGCTTGAGCTGCTTCTTTTGCAGCTCCACTTCGTGAATTTTTTGGTAGTAAAAATTGAATATAATCATTAAATAATGAGACTTTAGTTGCTATAACATCCGCATTATCTCTTCCCGGATAAGGTTTAAATAATCCTAATATCATATTAATTGCACTATGATATTTTTCAAGAAATTCTTTAAAATTATCATAACCATTAAGACCTAAATTTCTTTGTTTATAGTCATTACCCATAAGCCACGTTTTCTTGTCTATAAAGAATTGATTATTATATTTTGCCATAATTTCTTTATCATTTAGAAAATTTTGTATATAAAGATAAAAATTATTTATAATATTTACTTGTTCTACTAACTTATTTAAATCAATATCATTATCCCTTAAATCTTCTTTAGTTATAAATTGAATTTGACTATTTTTATCTTCACTAATAATTTGTTCTATATCATTAATATCTGCAGTGCCTAGGTGTGTATAAAAAGCAATAATTGGTTCTGTTTCATTAGATATTATTTTAACTGTAGTAGTATTAGGTGCTTTTTTATCATAAAAATATTTATACCTTAATGCTCCTGAATTTGTCCCTGTTGCAAAGAAAATATAATCTAAATCATCATTAAAATAGTCAGGAGGGTTGTTATCTTCAGTCGTATTTGGTATTTTTTTGAATATACAATTAGTAGTACCTGTGCAATATCTATTATTATTATTATTTAACTCTCTTTCAATTATATTTTCTAATACTCTTATGGTAAATAAAAATTTTTGCCCAACTTCATTCTCTTCAGTTAATATTTGGTTATTTTTAATATTTATGGACAATTGTCGCATTCTAATACATGTTTTTCTAATTCAGCTACAAATTCTTCTGTAATAAATAATATATGTCTTCGAGTATATCCTTTTGTCAAAACTCTATTGCTAGTAAAATGTTTTATTTCAATATTATTTTTTCCATTATTATGTTTACCATGTTCAATAAGTAATTTAGCAACTACTAAATTACCAATAGGACCATCTCCTACAACACCTATTTTTATTGTATTTAGTGATTCGCTCATATATATATATATATAATAAAAATTTGAAAAAATTGATTTATTTTTGTTTATACTCATACATTTTAAGATGAATGAGTTTTATGATGATTGGATTAGTAGAAAAGAATATTGGTTTTGTCAGAATGATGAGAATGATAAATATTTATCTGATAAATATGGAGATTTAATAAATGATTATTGTTATGATATTCAATTAAAACCAATATTAGGTATTTTAATATATGACCAATTAACAAGACATTATTATAGAAGAGAATATAATAATCATATATTAATTTATTTTAATAGGAAAGCTTTAGAAATTGCCAATAAACATAAAAATCAGTTATTTATAAATATTTTAAATATAAATGATTGGTGTTTCTATATGTTAGTTTATAGACATTCTAATATAAAAGAAAATTTAATATTTGTCATGAATGAATATTGGAAATTATCAAATAAAAATCAAATTCTAAAGAATTTTATTAAAGCTACTTATACCCGAGCAAATTTTGAAGAAGAATTAGATTATTATAATTATCCAAGTGAATTTGATAGAACTATTTTAGATAATAATCCAATAATGGAAATATCAGAACATCAATTATATAAAATAGGAAACTTTGATAAACTTGATACAGATATGATAATAATAAGTTTATCAGGTGGAGTTGATTCCGTTGTGTGTTTGTATAATTTTCATAATTATTATAAAAATGTAAAAATAGTTGCAATTCATATTAATTATAATAATCGTAAAGAAGTTGAAGAAGAAGTTAAATTTCTACGTTGTTTATGTTGTGATTTAGATATTGATTTATATGTTCGCAAAATAACTGAAATTAATAGACATGATTGTATGATAAATGATTTAAGGGATATTTATGAGGCTTATACGAAAAAGGTAAGATTTAATTCATATAAAAAATTGCAGAAAGGATATGAAAATCCGGTTATAATATTGGGACATAATAAGGATGATTGCTTTGAGAATATATTAACAAATATTGCATATAATAATAAATATGAGAATTTGCAAGGAATTGAATATAAATCAGTAATAGATGGAATAAAATTTATTCGTCCTTTAATTGATGTATCAAAGGATGATATATATAAATTTGCAAATGACCATAATTTGCCTTATTTAAAAAATAGCACTCCTAATTGGAGTCAGAGAGGTAAAATAAGAAATGATGTTATACCGGTATTAGAAAAATGGGATAATAGGATAATAGATGGATTATTTAATTTAAGTAATATATTAAAAAGTTATAATGAGATATTGAATAAATCTATTGAAAATTTTAAGATAAGTGAAATAGATAATTTGGATAAATTGAATGTATGTGAGTTATATTGGAAATATGGATTACATAAATTATTCAATATCTATATATCAAATAAGGCATTAAAATCATTAATTGAACGTTTAGAATTATGGAAAAATAAATATGATAAAATGGATGTCAATAAAAAAACAATAATAATAATAAATAAAAATATTAATATGATTATTATTAAACGAACCAACAATAATTATGAATATATATTAACAAAAAATGATAAATAATAATTATTAATAATGACAGAAATAATGAAAGTGTATGATATAATTAATTATATTAGACGCTATATATTTAAAAATGATATTCCTAATTTTGCCATTTTTCCATATTTTGAATATAATAATTTAATGTATGTAATTATAAATGGATTAAACGGTAGTTTTATTAAAGATGATATCATTTATGTAAATTTTTATAAAATATTTATAATGAAAAATGATAATTTATATGAGATATTTATAGAATTTGATGATTTAATTGAACCAGTCGGACCATTATAATAAAAAAATGATATAATGTTATGATGAATATTTTTTATTACGATGAAAAAAATAGAAAGTATTCATAATAAAACAAAAATAATACAAAATGAAGAATTACCATATAATAGTACAAATATTATGTTAAACCATGAAGATTTAATGAATTTTTTTAATAATAATGGTTTGAATGATATTAAATATAATAATATTAATTTATATCGAACAGCATTTATCCATAAATCTTATTGCACGATGAAAAATGCTGATTTTGCAACCGGAAATATGAATTGTCCAAAGAATTGTATCGCTCTTCAAGATATGTCTTATGAAAGATTAGAGTTTTTAGGCGATGCAATATTAAATATGGTTGTTGCTAATTATCTTTATTCTCGTTTTCCCGACCAAAACGAAGGTTTTCTATCTAAAATTAGAACTCGTATTGTTAATGGTAAAATGCTAGGATTTTTATCAAATACAATAGGATTTGCAAGATTTGCAATAATATCTAAACAAGTAGAGGAAGCAAACGGACGAAATAATTATAAAATAATGGAGGATATATTTGAAGCTTTTATTGGAGCATTATTTACTGATTTTCAAAATGCGGACGATAGTATTATTTTGCCAGAAAGATTAAAGTTAATTCCGTTAACTGGCGCTGGTTATTATATAGCCGAAAAATGGATTATTTATATTATTGAAAATTATATTGATTTCAGTGAATTAATTATACAAAAAACTAATTATAAAGATATGTTGGTTTCATATATGCAACATTCCATACAAGATACACCAAAATTTAGTGAATTAGGAATAATAACTAAAGATTGCATTAAAATATTTAATTATAGTGTTAAAAATAGATTAGGAGATACAATAGCAACCGCTACAGGAATATCAAAAAAGGATGCGGAAAATAATGTAAGTAAAGAAGCATTAATTTATTATGGACAATTAACAACCAATGATTAATTTTTTTTATTAAATTATTATAATATAGATAATATAATTAATGAATTCTTCAATGTTAAATAGTTATCCTTCGTATCCTATGCAAGGTTATATTCCTAATCAAGGTTATCCTTCTCAACCAGGTTATATTCCTAATCAAGGTTATCCTTCTCAACCAGGTTATATTCCTAATCAAGGTTATCTTTCTCAAGAAGATTATTCTCAAGATGATATAAAAAAATTTAATGAAATGCAAAGTATTCTGCAAAGAGACGGTAGTTTTTCTCAATCAAAATATTCAACAAAAGACATTGACAAATTTAATAAAATGCAACAAATGCAGAAAATGCAAATGCAACAATATCAGGTATTAACACCTCAAAATAGAGAAGAGATGATGAGATATTATAATATTATTAATACTCAATTACAAAATATATTATATACTGAAAATAAAAATAATATCGACCCTTTCCAATTACTATCAACTTTATCATCATCAAAAGAGTTATCAAAAGAACAAATGAATTTATTTTTCAAACATTTATTATTTTATACTTATAGAGCAAGTGCGTCTGAAATATCAAATCATTTAGAAGTTAATAAGCAATTAGCTGATATAAGAAGATTATTATTAAGAATGTCTCCATCAACCCCGGATACTACCCCCTAAAAATATAATTCATCAACTTCAAATGTTCTTGTATAATTTTTTTTAACTCTTAATTGTAAATTAATATAGCAATAATTGATTAATAATATTGAAATAAATAATGTATTAATATAATACATTTTAATTTATTATATAAACAGTTATTAAAAATTATTTATATATAAATATAAATGGATTATACTAGAATACAAATTGATTCAATTGGTATTGGATTATCAAATATAAATAATTTAGATTTAACAAAAGATAATTATATTCAAACTTATTTAGCTGTTGGTGAAATTTATAATGAAGGTCATGATAATACAAATTCCTTAAATCATATTTATAATTTAGTTGTTACTGATACTGCAGTTGGTGTTAATACAAGTAGAAGTAATTTGCTAAAAATGCCAAATAAGTCATTAATAGTTGAGGGTAATATTCAATGTATCGGTAGTATAACTGCGCAAAATATAATATTATCGGAAGATATTAATATATCAGCAAATTTAACAGAAAATATTATAAGTTTTAATCAAGTTTTAAATAGAATATCATCACATTTAGTATTTTATTCAGTAAAAGATTATTTACAGAATAATATTTATACAACACATAATGTAACAATTGGAAATTTAAATAATGCTGATAATAATACAAATCCATTAAAAATATCAAGACATTGCAATAATAATGTTAGTAATATTCAATTTGTTATTCAAAATAATGATGAAACTTATAATAATCCAACGCGATTTAGTTGTGGTATTATTGGAAATGTTAATAATTCACCAAGTCATATAATAACTTCTAAAGATATGCCTTTACATTTTAACATTAGTAAATCTTATGATGAAATAGATAATTTATATTTAAAGGATGGAGATAGAACAAATACTCCTGATTATGCGAATTATCAACATCCGTCATTATCATTGGATACAAATGGGTCAGTTTTAATAAATTTGGATAAATTGACAACTATGATAACATATGATTTTTATTCAAATGTATCATCTCATTTTAAGAGTATAAATATTACAGAATTTCCAAAATTATATGTTAGAAAAAGTTTATACGCTGATACAATTATTATAAATGATTATGTATCCGGACAACCTAAATCATTAGATAGTTTATATCTTAGACAAGGAGCAGCAGGAGGATTAACATTAGAAGCTAATCAAATACGTGGAGGTAATTTTAATAAATCAGAATTTATTTTTAATTCGAATGTATACATTGGAACAAATGCAAATAGTTATAAATTGATGATATATGGTAATTCAGAAATAACAAATGATTTAAATGTGAATAATAATTTAATAGCAACAAATTTATTTATTAATAATAATTTAACTGTTAATGGAACAGGAATTTGTGATTTCAATAATAGATGCTTTTTTTCAGATGAAACAACTATGAATAGCTTAAATTGTGATAATGCAATAACAACTAAAAACTTAAATATTACAGGTGAATTATATTATAAAAATGCATTAATAAATTTAGCTAATATTGGAACATCATCATCAGGAACAACAACAAATATAAATAGTAATATACCAAATATTACAATTACAAATTTCATTAATATTGGAGGAACAACATCAAATATTACTGATAATAATTATAATAGTGAAATAGTAAATATTTATAAATATAAAGATAATCAAAAAAATAAATTTGAATTATATTTACATGATTCGACAATAACCGCATATGGTTCTGCTGCATATATTGGACATGCAAAATTAAATCCATTGGATAATGAGTTCGATAATAGTTTAGTTATATTAACACAATATAATACAACATGGAATAATATTTATTTTTATGCTGGTAAGGATAAATCTAAAGTTAATAACACACCACCAAATTTAGGTATATTTGAAAATAACAAAATCGGAATAAATACATTAAGACCAACAAGAACACTTGATATTAATGGAGATATTATAACATCCAATTATTATATCCGAAAAAACAATATAGAATATGAATGTGATATGATAATCAAAAATAATAATAATAATTATATATCAAATTTAAATATTAATATTAATAATGATAATAATGATAATAAAAAACAATTAAATGTGAAAGGAGGTATAAATTCTTATGATGGTTATTATGAGGGAAATAATAAATTATGTTCAATTAAATATCTTAATATAAATTCGAATAATGCTATAATTGAAAATGTAAATTTAGGTTTAGGTGTTCAATTGGATAATAATAAGATAACTATGTCATTACAAATACAAAATACAAATCTTAATAATAATAAGATAAATAATAGTGTAATTACATTTTATCGTTCTACGGATAATTCAAGATATTCGGGAATAGAATTTTGCGATGATTCAACAAATATTAATAATGTAAATAAAAATAAATGGTATATCTATAAAAATCATATTACAGATGATGAATATTATGCTGGTCCATTACAATTTGGTTATATGAAAAATGGTTATAAACCTAAAAAATCGTGCATAAATTTATATTATGACAATGAAAAATATTATATAGATATTAATAATCCAATAACTTATAATACACCCGTTGATTTTAACAAAAATAAGGAAGATGTAAGAATTACAGGAAATGTCAGAATAACAGGAGATATAGAATTGGATGGTTCTATAAATATTAAAGGTAATTATAAATTTAATGATAATAATATATTATTTTCACCAAATCCTGTCGAAACAATAATTAATAAGATTTATTCATTAGGTAATAATGTTTATTATTTTGATACCATTTTATCACCTAATCATCCAAAACGAATATCATTTGTAAATAGTAATTTGGCATATAATACATATATAAATATATTAGATGATAAAAATAATTTTAACAAAAATTCAAATATTAATTATTCAGCAAGTAATTACATATTATCATCAAATAATAATAAATTAAATAATATTATCTTAGATGATATAATATCATATTCTAATTTTTATAAAATAACATCAAATAATACAAATGATTATTTATCATATATATTATCTATATCACCCGCAATTAGCAATAATTATTTTATTAATTCAAATTTTAATAATTATCCTACTGATATAGTAGTTTCAACTTTAGTATATAATGCATCTAATAATATGTTATATTCATATAGCAATTTAACATTATCATCCAATATCTATGATACAATAAATAATTTCTATTTAAGGACAATAAATACATCAAATAATTCATTTAATTTAGTAAATGCGGCAAATAATCAAATTGGATTAGTAAGAAATGTATCAAATCTAATGGTTGTGGATTATAAAGATATTATTCATAATTATGACATCAATACTATTTTTAAATATGGATATAGTAATTTAGAATTATCATCAAATATTTATGATAATACAATAAATTATAAAAATAATATTACAAATATAAGTAATGAAATATTATTTCGAAATCCAAATAATTCAGTTTTATCATTAGCTTTTGTTTCAAAAGAACTGATGTATACTGATTATTATGTTGCAAGTAATTATTATTATAATTTAGATAGTATTAAAAATACTATTACTAGCACGACTTATCCAAATTATTTGAATGATAATAAAAATATTGCATTAAATACATCTAATAATTTAAATTATTTGTTTGATAATTTAAATATATATTATCAATTTTATAATAATATTAGTAATATAATATTACCATTAAAAACAACAGTAAACAATACAAATGATATGATATCATTAAATACTACTAATACTAATAATTTATATAATATATTATCACTACCAATACGCAGTTATATGGATAGTGCATTAATAAATAGTAATATTAGTTATAGTAATTATATATTAATATCAAATATTACAAATGATACGAGTATTTATATAGATAAAATAAATGATATTTATATAAATTCAAATGTAATTGAAAAATTTAGCAATATTACATCTAATTTAAGATTAGAATTAATTAAGATTACTAATTCTAATTATGATTTCTGGGCAAGTAATTATATGAATACAAATGACACACCAATACCACGTTTACAAGATAATACAACAAGTAATAAATTATATTCAATTAAAACTTATAATATATCATCAAATATTTATAATGATATGTATTATATTAATAATTATATTGATAGTTCAATAATACTTGCAAATAAATATAAAACATTATCATTTAATTATTTAACAAAATCAACTTCAGCATATGATGATTTATTGAATATTTATAATAATAAGAATTATATTTTAGATATTGCAAATATTATAATGACTGGAAATAGTAATAAAATTTTAGCATCTAATGTTTATAATAATTCAAGTAATTATTATGATAATTTAGGAAATATAAAATTATTAACATCTAATTTAACATATTTATCATCAAATGATATGATATATGCATCTAATAATTATTTTAAATGTTCAAACTTAGATAATATAAAAACAAACTCAGAAATTACATCATTAATATTATCAAGTAATAAGGATTTTGCATTAGATATTTTAATGAATACATCAAATATTTATGGTAATATATTAGATAATTATCCAAATTTATATCCTACGTTATTATCTACAATTAGTTACAATGGAATAAATATTAATAATTCAAATATAAGTATTAATAATCAACTATTAACAAATAAAATTGTTGATGCAATAAATACAGATATTGATATATATTTACAAAAATCTATAATAAATAGAAATAATACAATAGAATTGGATGATATAATATCAAAATTTAATCCCGACTTTAGTTCTAATTTATTATACTATGATAATGATAATAAAATAAATGATGGTATCAATAGAATAAAAGAATATATTGGTGAATATTTATTAAATTTATTTGCAATTTATAAATCAAATATAATAAATATTTGCAATGATTATAAATATATTTTTGATTTAAATGAAGATTTGAATGATTGCTATAACAATACTATAGAAATATTGGATAATCATATAAATTTATTGAGAGAATTAAAATATGATATTATAAATCTTAGTAATTATAATACTACTATCGGAAATGATAAAGGGATATTATTAGAATTAATATTACATGCAACAAATAAATATATTAATATTATCAATAATAGTTATAATTTTGCAAATTCAACTACATTATTAGTTGAAGCTTTATTCAATTATATTAATATTTATATTAATACTTCATTATCACTTATGACTTTATTAAATTATCTTATTGAATATGCAAATACTTATCTTGATTTATCATGGAATGATATATCTCAAAATATTGTTTTATTTGCAAGTTTATCTTATTCAGTTAATTCTTCTATAAAAACAATAGCACCAATAAATACCACAGGACAAAATACAGACGTTTTAATTATAGGTAATGATATTAAAATATATCCAAAAAAATCTTTAATAATTGGTCATGATAATGATTATTCAAAATGGTTAGAAACAGTAAATGATACAGATAATGATTCAGCTGCATATATTTATAATAATAAATTTAATAGTTGCGCAAGTAGTTTTAATTGTAGAACAAATAAATTTATAACATCAACAGGAAATCTGTTATCATTAAAATCATCATCATCTATTGATATTAATTTAATAGATACATTAAAAAAACAAGAACTTTCGTTTAAAGATTCAATAATTGATGGTGTATCATTGAAAATATCACATATATATCATAGAAGTGATGTTAATAAAGTAGAATCAACAAGAGATAATACGATATTTGAGATAATAAGGAAAAAATCAAGTAAACCATATTTTAGTTGTTATACAATAAATGATGATAATCATATATTAAATATTGGGAGTGGTAATTTTTATGATATTAATAATAATTGTATAAGTGAAGATGCAATTGTTCATATAAATGAAGATACAACAAATAATTTATTAAAATTAACAAACACATCGACAAATCCTATTTTATTATCATTTGTTCAAAATAGTGTTAATAATTGGAAATTATCAATTTCTAATATTTATAGTTTTGATTATAATTCTACAAATATATTTAATATAACATCAAATGGAATTGCTGTAAATTCAACTGTTAATAATTCTAGTTTGTTTATTAATAGTTTTAATAATAAAACAGCATTAGAATTAAAAAATAATTATACATCTATATCACCAATATTTAAACCAGAACTTATAAATGTATCTGAAAAATTAAAAGTTGAATATAATGAAAATGGAATAACTTATTCAAAATTGAATGATACAAATACAGATTATGATATAGCAACATCTACTTTTAGTTATTCATCAAATATATTATTAGATACTATTCCATATACATTAAGTAATGTCAGTGTTAGTTATAATAATATTAGTGAGATATTACCTTTTACACATCAAGAAATAAATGCTAGTAATATAGTTAATTTATTACCAATAATACAACCAAGAGATGCAAATATAAGTTATAATTATGATATTAATACTAATTATAGATTGAAAGCATATACTTTTAGAATCACACCTGTTGATTATAATATATATTATCATGTTCCAATTCCAATAGATAAATCAACACAAGGAGAAATATATAATGAATTTCAAGTTGAATCTGAATTTAAAACAGGAAGTCATGATGAAGTAATATTAAGAACAACGCATATAATTGGGACTTCATCAGATACTAATGATATTAGAACAATAACAATTAAATATGAAACAATACAAAATAACATAAAAATAACAAATCATATTACATATAATCGATATTCATCATTTAATTTAAAATTATTAAATATTCAATTATTAAATTATAAATATAATTTAATAAGATTTAATAATATAATTCCTACTAGCTTATATAATAATAGTTATAAGAATACTATAACAAAAACACAAACAAAGAATGATGATATAATAATAAATAATAGACTTGATTATTTAAGACCATTTGAAGGATTAACATCAAATATAAAAACGTATACAATAAATAAGTTAAAATTATATCCAATAAAAATAAATAATATTATTTATAATATACCATTAAATATCACAATAAATGATTATTATTATATGTATGAAGGAGATAATATAACTATATCCTATATAAATACGACATTAAAACAACCATTAATAAAACAAACAAATATTAATAATAATAATCATAATATTTATAGTTATACGGATGATTATGAGATATATTTAAATAATAAAAAATTAATAAATATTGATTCACATGGAACATTAAAGACAAGTGGGAATATAGAAACAAATAATATATTATTAAAAGGTGATATATTTAATAGTGATGGAGTATCATTGTATGATAATATAATATCAATGCTTAATAATATATCATCAACAACAAATTTTGAATTAAATACTAAAAATATAATATTAAATCCTGCAGTAGGATTTAGAGATAGTTATAAGGGAGGAATATTAATAAATGGCAATACGATGAATGAAATAAATAATAATTTATTTCAAATAAATAATTTTTCAGACAATGATAATTTTATAACATTAAATTCATGCACTTCAAAATCATTTATTCATTTCAATACAAAAATAATAAAAATTGTTAATTCTGATAATAAAGATTTTAATTCGATATATAGAATTGGTTCTCATAATGAGACATTTGGAATATGGAAGAAATATGATTTAATAAATTATGATAAAAATGTATTTATAGATACAAATATAACAAATGATTATAAGAATGCATTAGAAATTAATTATAAATCAGAAATAAATAATTTTGAATTTAATTTAAATGGTTCATTATTCGAAAATGCCGACAGTCGTCTTAAAACTGATATAAGAGTTATTGATGATGCCTTAAATAAATTATGTTCTTTAAGTGGTATTACATATTTGAATAATGGTGGAACAGTAACAAAAAGACAAACAGGAGTAATAGCACAGCAAGTTAATATTGTATTACCTGAGGCAGTATCAATAAATGATGCAGGATATTCGAATGTTGCATATGGAAATTTGGCAGGATTGATAATAGAATCAATAAAAGATTTAAAAAATCAAATAGATGCAATAAATGGTCAAATACAAACAATAAATGGTAAAATATGAATTTAAGTTTTTTTAGGATTTTTAATTTTTAATACTTGTAAAATTTTATTATATGTTTTATTATCAAATGGATATTTTCCACCTTCAATTTTAGTAATAAAATCATGAGGAATAACAGGACTTATTTTATTTGCCAATTCTTTTTGTGTTAAATTAGCAGCCATACGTGCTTCTTTAATAATATTAATTTTATCAATTGGATAATAAATAATTGGTGTAATATCATCACTATCCTTTTTAATATCAACATGAATATTTGATTTTGATTGTTGAGATGCTGATGATTGAAATGTTTTCTTTTTAGTTAAAACGACGGGTGTAAAATCTTGATAAACTTTATAATAATTGTCTCCGCTCATTATTAATCCTATTTTATAATAATTATTAAAAAAATAATATCATTTTTTTATTTATCCAAATAAATTGAAATAAAAATGGATATAAACATAAGATATATATATTACAAATAAATAAAATGGCTACTAAACAAATTATCGATAAATTTGTATCATCAGTTGATGTTTCAGTTTCTTATTCTATTTCAGATTTAGTTAAACTATTAAAAGAAGCACATAAAAATACTAAAAATACTGATAAAAATGGTGTCGATAAACCTAAAAAAGCTCCTTCACAATATAATCTATTTATTAAAGACCAAATGGCAATTCTTAAAAATGATGGATGTAATCCAAAAGAAAGAATGAAAAAAGCTACTGAAGAATGGAAAAGACAAAAAGGCGCAGCAACACCTGCATCTGATGAAGTTGTATCTGTTGCATCAGAAACAAAAGAAAATGAATAAATATCTTTTTGTTTCTTTTTTGAATAATTTTTTTTTACATAGTTCTTAATGTATTACGAACTTTCATAATAGCTAATCCAAGACGATTAGTACCTTTCCAATTTTCAATTGAAGTATTAAGAGTATCTGTAATATTCATACCATTTCCCCAAATACAATCATAAGGAGAACATTCAACATACATTTTTCCACCACTTGCTAATAGTTTAACTTTCAATTCTAAATTTTGAGTAAATTTAGCAAAATTTGCTTTAAATACAATATCATCAACTACAGCATTCCATCTATCGGCATCGAAATTTTTAACATTTCTTCCTAATTTCTTATGTTCTTTAGGGTCATCTGACTTCATAATAAGTTTTTCAGATTCAACATCACCGAAAAATCTAGCTTTTTCAGCCATCATATATTTTTCACAACAATTATATTCAATATTATCAATTTTAAAATTTGAAATATACCATTGAGAAGGATAACGTGATTTAAAATAAATTCCATTTTCATTTTCGAAGAACTTTTCATCATGAGTAGTAATAGTAGTCATTTTATATAAATATTTATAAATAAAAATAAATCATTTTTTATTATAATAAAAATTGATAATTAATTATATTATTAATCAATATTTATCATTTATAATGACAAGTAGAGCAGTAATTCAGAAAGAAAAACTGACAAAGATGGAATTAATCACAAGTATACATATGCATTATTTTAAAAAAGGTATGTTATGTGAAAATTTAAATAAAATATCGAAAATAAAATTATTAGAAATTTATATAGATAATAATATTGAATATGTCAATAATGAAAAAATAAAAGACGAAATACTAACAGTTGAAAAATATAATTATTTGCGAAATATTATTTATTGCAATTTTCTCAAATATGAAAATATTCCATATGATATAATAATTAATATTAAATCAGATACAAAAAATGAAGAATTAGAAATGATAATTAAAAAATATAATTTAGAAAATGAACAATCATTTAGTCATATTAAAGAATTAGTATTTAATTTATATAAATCTTATAAAAAATATTGCGATAAATTATCCATTAAAAATGAATGTGTTTATATTACTCTTCCTAGTTTAACAAAAGCATTTAAAGATTTAATTTAAACTTCCTTAAATATTAGTTTTGCATCAAATGGAATTGGAACAATATAATCTTTAAATAATTGTTTAGCAAAGAAGAAAGAGATTTGGTCTTGAATGCCACATTCTTTAATATGATTATACCAAGTAGAATTTAATTCTATTATTTTTGTATGTTTCATATTTCTTATTAGTAATCCTGCATTACAATGATAATCATCTGTTGCTTTAAATCCATTATTTAATTGATTATTAATATAATTTAAATATCTATAGCGGTCATTATAATATCTTGGTTGATACATACTTAAACCAAATTCAGACCATACATTATTTGTAGTAATATAATCATGTAATCTTAATATTAATGCTTTATTATCATTAATAAAACACCTATTAATATTATCTTCAATAAAATTTACATTTAAATTATTTAATTTGCTATCAAAGAAACATAAATAATCATAATCTTTAAGTTCTTGATATTCTTGTGGCATAGATTTAAGATGTTTTCCATACATATTAGGTATATACACATCATCTTTAAATTCTATATCAATAAAAATACCAATCCATTCAGTTTCTTTTAATTTTTCAAATATAGATTTATTATTTGTATAATAATAACATTTATATTTTTCAGATGGAAAATCAGGAATTGCAAAAGCAGGATTATCATTCGTTCCAAAAAAATAAGTATAAAAAGCTAAATTTAAATTACTCATTACTTAGGTTTTTTATTTTTAAATGTCTTTATATATTAGTTTTCCATCAATTGGTATTATATACTCTTTAAATAATTGTTTAACAAAGAAAAAAGACATTTGACATTGAATTCCACATTCTTTAATATGATTATACCAAGTAGAATTAAATTCTATTATTTTTGTATGTTTCATATTTCTTATTAGAAATCCTGTATTACAATGATAATCATCTGTTTCGCTAAATCCATTATTCAATTGTTTATCGATATAATTTAAATATTTATCATGGTCAATATGATATCTTGGTTGATGCATACTTAAATAAAATTCAGACCTTATATTACAATGATATATTTCGATGATAGATTCATGTAATCTTAATATTAATGCTTTATTATCATCAATGAAATATTTATGAATATTATCTTCAATAAAATTTACATTTAAATTATTTATTTTGCTATCAAAAAAACATAAATAATCATAATCTTTAAGTTCTTGATATTCTTGTGGCATAGATTTAAGATGTTTTCCATACATATTAGGTTCAAATACATCATCTTTAAATTCAATATCAATGAAAATGCAAATCCATTCAGTTTCTTTCAATTTTTCAAAAATAGTTTTATTATTGGTATAATAATAACATTTATATTTTAAAGACGGAACATTAGGAATTGCAAAAGCAGGATTATCATTTGTTCCAAAAAAATAAGTATAAAAACCTAAATTTAAATTACTCATAAACTAGTTTTTTAATTTTATAATAGCTTTATATTATTTGATTTTTTTTTAAATTTCTTTAAATGTTTTTATAAATATTTTAGATGTTTCTTTTGTATTTATAATTGGTTTTGGATAATTAATATTTGGATATTGTTTTGTTTCCCAATTTAAAATTATTTTAGTTGATACATCTTTAAGTTCTGGAATCCATTTTTTTATATAATCACAATTATTATCAAATTTTTTCATTTGCAATGTCGGAGAGAATATTCTAAAATAAGGTTGGCTATCAGTTCCAGTTGATGCACACCATTGCCATCCTCCATTATTTGACGAAGGGTCATAATCAACTAATGATTTTGCAAAATGTTCTTCTCCTTTGCGCCAATCAATAAATAAATTTTTAACTAAAAATGACGCAACAACCATACGACATCTATTATGCATCCATCCACATATTTTTAATTGTCTCATCGCAGCATCTATTAATGGAAATCCGGTAAATCCATTTTTCCATTTTTCAAATAAATCATTATTATTATTCCATTTAATATTATCATATTTTTTAATAAATGATTCGCCTTTTAATACATATGGAAAATAATAAGTTATTATTGCATAAAAATCATGCCAATATAACTCCCTGACAATTCCATGTGTTATAGGTAATGTATAATAAATTTCACGAATACTAAGACAACCAAATTTGATATATGCACTTAATTTAGTTGTTTTATCCAAATATGGATAATCTCTTTCAGTATCATAATTATTAAATTTACCTGTTTTTAATTGTTGTAATATAATTAATGCATTTTTTCGACCTCCATTAACTAATATAAATTTATTTGGTTTAGGTCTTATGAAATCTAAGGATAATAATGATTTATCATCTTTAATAAAATTAAAGGTTTTGTTTGTAAATAATGACCGTGGTTTTTTAAGAATACTTTTTTTATAAAAAGGAGTAAATTTTAAATATGGTTTTTTATCATCTTTAGTTATTTCACCCATATTATGTAATGTATAATCTTCACTTGCGATAATTTCTATTTTTTTACTATTTGCCCAAACATTAATTTCTTCATCTCTTTTTTTTGCATATGGTGTATAATCTTTATTATAAGAGATAACATCAAATTTATATTTTTTATATAATTCATCTAAAATATTAATTTCATTATCTGTATAATAATAATTGATGAAATCCAATTCTTCTAAACTTTCAAATAAAAATTGTGCAGCATTTTTAGAATAATATTTATTTTCATTTTCATCTATTTGTTTTTTGTTAAATATAAATATAGGTAATATTTCTGAATTTGGATATTTATTTTTAACTAAATTTAACGATGTATTATCGTAAAGTCTTAAATCCCGCCTAAATATAAATAAAGTTTTCATATAATATATTATTATATGAAAACTTTATTATCTTTTGATATTGGCATTAAAAATATGGCATATTGTTATTCTATTATTGGTGAGAATGATAATGATAATGACTTAAATATAAAAAATATAGATAAGATTGATTTAAATTGTAATAAAAATAATATTCAAGCAATTATTGATAATACTATTGAATTTTTAGATGATTTGATGATTAAATTAAATATTGAAGATATTAATGATAAATTAATAATATTAATTGAATGTCAGATGACATCGATAATGCGCAATATTCAAACATGTATAAATACATATTTTAAATTAATTAGTAAACATTTAAATTTAGATATTGAAACTGTATATGTATCCCCTAAACATAAATTAAAAATTATGGATAAATTCAGTGATACAATTGCTTCAAATAAATATAAACAAAATAAATTAGATGCTATTTATTATACCACTCATTTATTAAAAACGGTTTATAAAAATGATGAAATATTAACAATAATTAATACTCATAAAAAGAAAGATGATTTATGCGATGCATTTTTAATGTGTGTATTTTATCATATTCAAAATAAAAAATAATTATTTATATATATAATATAGAATAATAAAAATAATATGAGTGATAATAAAAATGATAAAAGTAAAGATAATAAAACAATCGATGGAATTAATGTTATATTTGCGATATTTATATTTATACTTGCATTAATGTGGTTTATTTCTGGTATTGCTGCATTTGTAGCAGGAATTGTATGTTTATTTTATAATTCATCAGTCCAAGATAAAATAATAGGTTTGATATTTGGAATAATTGCTGGTCCATTTTATTGGATATATTATATTTATAATTTAAATTATTGTAATAGATTTGATAATTTTAATAATAAATATTATTAATAATATATTAATGTTATATAGATAACTAATATTAAAATGAGTGGAATATCTACTACAGCACCAACAAAATCGCCTACAACATCAATAGAAGATACTTCAGATTATTCAATCAGTGATAATATTTACATATTTTTTTATTCATTAATTATTCTAATATGGATAATATCTGGATTATTTGGATTTATAGTAAGTATTGTATGTTTATTTTATGAATCTTCACCTGGTGAAAAAATATTAGGTCTGGTGCTTGGTATCTTTACTGGTCCGTTTTATTGGTTATATTATATTCTAAATGTAAATTATTGTAATAATAAAGTAATTCCTAATTATTAGCAATCGTAGTTAATTGTTTAATGACATTTGCATTAAAATCAGTAATTTTATTAGTTTCAATAGCATTTGCTAAATTTAACCAAAATTTGTCAAATTTAAATTTTTTATTATTTTTATTTATTTCACGACATTTATTATATAACCATTTATATAATTTTAATTTATTTGAAATAGTGCAATTATCTTTACTATATGGACATATCATTCCTTTACCTAAATCATTTTGCATTGTTCCTGGTAATACTTGATAAATTTCACAAAATGATGTATAATTATATGGTTTGCATTGAATTTGAACATGTTTAAAATCAGTATATACATCACTATCGTCAATTATAATAATTTCGGGATTTTTAGGTTTAATTTTATCTAATAAAGGGTCAATTGATTTTGAATAAGTTTGTAATTTTTTATTTTTAAATTCTTTACATTCTTCTCTCGTAAATATAGGTCTGCTTAATTTAATATTATTTTCTTTTTCTATTAATTTAATTTGTAGATTAGCCCAATCTTTACTGGATGCAGTATAAACATAAAAATATACATCATTTTTATATAATTCACGCATTTTATTTATAAAATAAACAAAAAACGGTCGAACTAATTTTGATTTTTCATTATAATATGATGATAATATTTTATTTATATTAATTAATTGTCTATTACCATTATTCATTACTTTAGCAATATTATATAATTGTAATTGATAACTACAATCACCAATTATTGTACTATCCAAATCGATAATAAAAACATATTTTTTCATTATTTTATCTGTTTAATGTTTAGAATAAAAATGTTAAAAAATAAGAAATTAAATCAAAAAGATATTTGCGATAAATGGCTATTAAACAAAACTATCAATCCCGAAACATTGCGCAAAATTAAAGAAAATGGACCTGTTTATAATAAATTACTAAAAAAATGTTCCTTAAATCAAAAAGAAGAAAAAGCAAAAAAAGATATTTGCGATAAATGGCTTGCAAATAAAACTATCAATCCCGAAACATTGCGCAAAATTAAAGAAAATGGTGATGTATATAAGAAACTTGAAAAAATATGTTCCTTAAATCAAAAAAGTGATATAAAACAAAAAGCTGCTACTAAAATTCAAGATGCTTTTAAAAAATTGAAAGCTAAAAGTAAAGATAAAAAAGATTTAAAAAAAGAATTAGAATTTGATAGATTTTTGCGTTCAACTGCAATTAAATTATTAAATGAAAGATTAAATTTAGAAAAACAATCATTACAAAAATATTCATATAATCCTAAAAAAATTGATTTTATTAATTTAAAAATTCAAAAAACTATTAATGAAATACAAAAACAAACAAAACAAGCTAACTTTATAACAGAGAAATTACAAAAAATACAATTTGGTATTTTAACAGATAAATTAGAAAATCAAAAAGAAGTAAAAGCAAATTCAGATGAAAAGAAAATAGAAGCCATAAAGAAAATACATAAATTATTTATTCCATATGTTAAGAGAATATCTATAAATATTATTGACAGGATTAATTATTATATTATGATGAAAAAATACATGTTATCTATAAAAGAAACTAAAAATTGTGTTAGATTATATAATATTGATGAACAAACTAAGAAACCTATTTATAGAGTTGGAAATAGAATAATATTAGATAAACAGATTGGTTCAAATAGTGTATTTGGAATTGTATTTTTGTCACATTTTAAAACAAATATTAAATATGGAACTAAATTTGATAAATTAAATAAATTTGCAGTTAAAATAACAAATCAAACTAAAGAAAATAAAAATGAGGTTAAAGTTCTTGAAGATTTAACAAAACAAGTTATTGATTTTAAATGTCCGCATTTTCCTATTTCATATGGACATTTAAGATGTAATAATTCACGTGCAAAAAGTGATAATTTAGATGATTATTCAATTGTTAAAGATAAACATAAAAAGAAGAAATTATTCCCTGAATTGGTAAATAAAAATAAATCATTATTAATACAAATAAATGAATTAGCAGCAGGTGATTTAAACAATTATTTAAATTTAAATAAAAATAAAAATATATCAAATACAATTGTACAATTAATATTATCAATCCTATTTTTTAATGATTTTACAAAATCATATCATACTGACCTTCATGCAGGTAATTTCCTTTATCATATAGTTAAACCAGGTGGATATTTCCATTATAATATTTATGGTGAAGACTATTATTTGGAAAATCAAGGTTATTTATGGGTCATATGGGATTTTGGATTAATTAAACCTTTTACTGAAAATAATAAATATGGACCAACTAATTATAATTATTCAATAAATTTTGATTATGTTTATATATTAGATGCAATAGAATATTATGATGATATATTAACATCTGATGATAGCACCTTGAGAAAACAATTATCAAATATAATAAATAAATATAATAACATAAAAGATTATAAATTATTGAGAAATATTAATAAAGAACTCTTAAGCCATCTAATTGATAATGTTCCTTCATTTACATCTATAAAACCATCTAATATTATTAATAAAAAACCTTATACAATCGGAAATAAATCTCCAATAAAACCATCATATTTTAGTAGTATTGTTAATTATGTTAAAAAAGGGTTCTCCAATAAAAACCGATTATATAAATAGATAAATGCTTAAAAATAAAAACTTAAATGAAAATGAATTATGTAATAAATGGTTAGCAAATAAAACTATCAATCCGGAAACAACCCGCAAAATTAAAGAAAATGGACCAGTTTATAATAAATTATTAAAAAAATGTTCCTTAAATCAAAATAAAAACTTAAATGAAAAAGAATTATGTAATAAATGGTTAGCAAATAAAACTATCAATCCGACAACATTGCGTAAAATTAAAGAAAATGGCAGTGTATATAAGGAATTATCAAAAAAATGTTTAGTTAAACCTAAATCCGAAGTTAAACCTAAATCCGAAGTTAAACCTAAATCTGAAGTTAAACCTAAATCCGAAGTTAAATTAAATTCTGAACAAAGAAAAATAGAAGCCATAAAGAAAATACATAAATTATTTATTCCATATGTTAAGAGAACATCGGTAAATATTATTGATAGAATTAATTATTTTATTATTATGAAAAAATATTTATTATCAATAAAAGAAAAAAATAATTGTTTAAGATTATATAATATTGATGAAACAACTAAACTTCCAATTTATAGAATTGGTAAAAGAATTATATTAGATAAACAAATTGGAACTAAAAGTGCGTATGGAATTGTATATTTATCGCATTTTAAAAGTAATGTTAGATATGGAACTAAATTTGACAGATTAAATAAATTTGCCGTTAAAATAACAAATCAAAGTAAAAATAATTTTAATGAGGTTAAAGTTCTTGAAGATTTAACAAAACAAGTTATTGGATTAAAATGCCCTCATTTTCCTATTTCATTTGGGTCATTATTATGTAATTCTACCATAAAAAGTGATAATCCGGATGATTATTCAATTGTTAAAGATAAACATAATAAAAAGAAGTATTTCCCTGATTTAATAAATTCAAATAAATCATTAATTATTCAAATCAATGAATTAGCAGCAGGTGATTTACATAGTTTAATAATAGGACCATTAAAATTTGATTTTTATAATATAATGGTTCAAATTTTCATAGCAATTATGTTTTTTCATGATTGTACTAAATCTTATCACGGAGACCCGCATAGTGGTAATTTTCTTTATCATAAAATAAAACCAGGCGGATATTTCCATTATAATATTTATGGTAAAGATTATTATTTAGAAAATCAAGGTTATTTATGGGTAATATGGGATTTTGGATTAATTAATCCTTTTGAAAATAAAAATAAGTATGGTAAAAAACATTCGAAGGTAGCTATAAATTATGATTATAATTATATATTAAATGCATTAGGCTATTATAATTATAAATTAACATCAGATGCTTATTATATGAAAAAAGGATTATATGATAATGTTTTAACATATAATGCTATAACAGATTATAAAAAATTATATGACCTAAATAAAGAAATTTTAAATTATTTATTATTAAATGTTTCATCTTTCACAACAATAAAACCATCAAATATTATTAATAAAACCGCATATATAATTAGATAAAAATATAAAATGTCTTTAGTAAATCAAATTAATACATTTAATTTTAAAGAACGTATTAATTTTATTATCATAATGAAAAAATATATATCATCCATTAAAGAAACAAATAATTGTTTAAGAATATATAAAATTGATAAAAATACAAATAAACCAATTTATAAAATTGGAGATAAAATTATATTAGATAAACAAATTGGAATACCTAGTAAATATGGAATAGTTTATTTAGCACATTTAAAATTACATAAATATGCCATCAAAATTACAAATCAAACATTACAAAATAAAAATGAAATAATTATGTTAGAAAAATTAACTAAATTTGTAATTGATTTTAAATGTCCACATTTTCCTATTTCATATGGCTATTTAAAATGTAATAATTCACATTTAAATAATGATTATACAATGATTAAAGATAAACATAATATTAAAAGTTATTTTCCAGAATTAATTAATAATAATGATAATTTTTATATTCAAATAAATGAATTAGCCGATGGTAATCTATTAAATTTAATATTAAAAGGAAATATAGATTTGTTAAATAATATTACACAAATTTTAATCTCAATTATGTTTTTTCATAATTATACAAAATATTATCATATGGACATGCATGTCGGTAATTTTTTATATCATAAAATAAAACCTGGTGGTTATTTTCATTATAATATTTATGGTAAAGATTATTATTTAGAAAATATAGGTTATTTATGGGTAATATGGGATTTTGGTTTAATAATGCCTTTTAAAGATGGACCATATAATAAAATATCTATAAATAATGATTATTATTTATTATTTAACATATTATATAAATTTAATAATGTTGAAAATTTTTCAGGATTTACATTAACTGAAAATACAATATGCACTTCATTATTTAAAAATATAATAAAAAAATATAATAAAACATATGATACTAAATTTCTAAAAACAATCAATAAAGAAATTTTAGAATTCTTACTTAAAAATATGAGTTCTTTTAGAACAACCAAACCATCTAAAATAATAAATAAAAAACCATATATTATTAGATAAAAACAAATAATAATAATGCCAAATAAAAAAGTTTTAACAAAAGAATTATGTTATAAATGGTATGAAGATAAAAATATTAATCCTTTAAGTAATAGAAAAATTAATGAAACAGGAGCAATTTATAAAAGTTTAAAATCTAAATGTTCTAAACTTTTAAATAATCAAAATAATTATAATAAAAAATCATTAAATATAACTGATGAATTATGCAAAAAATGGATTAAAAATAAAAATATTAATCCTGAAACTAATAGAAAGATTTCAACCACAGGAAATATATATAAACAATACTATAAAAAATGTCGCGATAAGGATGATAAGGAAGATAAGGATGATGATGAAAAAGCGGTAAATAAAATTAAAAAAATATTTAAACCTTTTATAAATAGAGTATCAGCAAATATAATTGACCGTGTTAATTTTTTTATCATTATTAAAAAATATATAAATTCAATTCAAAAAAAAAATAAAAATATTTGTATGAGATTATATAATTTTGACAGTAAAACTAAAAAACCAATATATAGACTTGGAAATAAAATAATATTAGATAAACAGATTGGTTCAAAAAGTGCTTATGGTATTGTTTATTTAGCTCATTATAAATATGATATTAATTATGATAATAAATATGTTAAATTAAATAAATTTGCAATTAAGGTAATAAATTATTCAGAAAATAATAAAATAGAATTTAAAGTTTTAAAAGAAGCTACAAAACAAGTTTTATTATTTCATTGTCCTCATTTTCCAATAACTTATGGTTTATTAACATGTGATAATAAAAATATTAAAAGTAATTATAGTAATCCAATTAATATAAAATTAAATAAATCAGTTATTAACAATAAAGATAATTATCCTGAATTAGTTAATAATAATATATCATTATATTATCAAATTAATGAATTAGCATCAGGTGATTTTATGAATTATAGAATTACATATCGCAGTAATAATATTTATTTATCAAATGCTATTTCGCAAATTTATTTATCATTAATGTTTTTTCATAAATATATGAATGCATATCATAATGACGCACATGCGGGTAATTTTCTTTTTCATAAAATAAAACCAGGAGGATATTTTCATTATAATATTTACGGTAAAGATTATTATTTGGAAAATATAGGTTATTTATGGGTAATATGGGATTTTGGATTAATTCAACCATTTAATAACAGTAAATCAATAAATAATAATAAATTTGGAAAATATAAAAAGAAAGTTAAAATTACTTATGATTATATTAAACCAATTTCAAGAATTATTGATAATAATGATTTATTTAATACAGATTTTACTGATATAATAAGTAAAATTAAAGTAATGTTAGATAAATATTCAAATAATACAGATATTTCATTATTATCAAATATTAATAATAATATTTTAAATATTTTAATTAAATATGTATCTACATTTACAAATATTAAACCTTCTAATATTATAAATAAAAAACCATATATTATATAGAATAAATATGAATGATACTAAATGTAAACCTCCTGCATGTGAATATTCTATTGCAAAAGAAAAATGCGTAAAACCAAATCCATATTTTCAATATAAATCAAAATGTTCAAGAGATAAAGTACCATTTTCATTATGCGTTAATTTATATAATGCTAATAAAAAACAAGCTTCCGAAAAAGCATGTGATTATTATAAAGAATATTTACTTCATAATAAAGAAAAATTAAAAAAAATAATTAAAGATGGTCCTAAAAAAGTAGGAAGACCTAAAAAAGAACCTAAAGAACCTAAAGCACCTAAAGAACCTAAAGAACCTAAAATTAAAACTCAAAAAACAGTAAAAGAACCTAAAGAACCTAAAGAACCTAAAATTAAAACTCAAAAAACAGTAAAAGAACCTAAAATTAAAACTCAAAAAACAGTAAAAGAACCTAAAGAACCTAAAGCACCTAAAACTCAAAGAAAAAAAGATATAATTAATTTTTTAAAAATTAAAAGTATATCACCTAAGAAAATAAAACAAGAAATAGTTCCTAAGAAAATAAAACAAGAAATAGTTCCTAAGAAAATAAAACAAGAAATAGTTCCTAAGAAAATAAAACAAGAAATAGTTTTTAAAAAAATATTATCTCCTAAAATAAGTTCAAGTTCATCACCATTATTTAAATCATTTGTTTCTTCTTCTTCAATAAAAGCACCTGAAAATATATTAAGAAAATCAAGCAGTTCTTTTAATATTACTGATAAATCATCTGTAAAAACAACATCATCTATGTTAACACCATCAAATCCTAAATCATTATCAAAATCAAAATCTCCATCATCAAAAACCACATCATCAAATTCAACATTATTTAAATCATTCAAAACAAAATCATCACAATCACCATCATTTAAATCATTTAAAACGATAAGAACAAAAACACCAAGTGATATTTTAAAAGATATTAAAAATATTCAAGAAGAAAATAAGGAAATTGAAGAAAAAATTAAAAAATTACTTAAAGAAACTAAAAGATTACATCCGGATAGAGAAGAATTTGAGGAAATAAATGCAAAAAAAATTGGTAAATATTTAGCACCTTTAATTGATAGAATATCTACAATTGAAAATCGCATTAAATTTTATCGTATTTTACATAAATATATTGAAACAAGAAATAAATATAAAAATAATTGCATAAGATTATATAAATATGATAAATCAGGAAAACCAATATATAGAATTGGTAATCGTGTTATATTAGAAAAAAAAATTGGTACTGATAGTGTATATGGTGCAATATATTTATCACATTATAGATTACATAATAAAAAATTTGGTAAATTATTAAAATTTGCTACAAAAATAAGTGATGGCTCATATCCTATTAATGTAAATGAATATACAGTATTAAAAGATTTAACAGCTTGTGTTATAAGAAATGAATGTCCTCATTTTCCTATTTCATATGGAAAATTAACATGTTCAAATCAATATGATAGCAAAATACAAAGTGTATATTCAAGTGATATAAATCCATCATATAAAAAACAATCTGAAAAATCATTAGAATTATTATTGGATAATTTACCGGAAAATGCTAATAAATCAAATATAATTATAACATTAAATGAACTAGCTGAAAATGATATTCATAATTTTATTAAATTATATTATAGTGATGATATAATTATTTGGAATACCTTAATTCAAATAATGTTATCAATTATGTTTTTTTATAAATATATTAATGCTTTTCATTGTGATGCGCATAGTGGTAATTTTCTTTATCATAAAATAAAACCAGGTGGTTATTTTCATTATAATTTATATGGCAAAGATTTTTATCTTGAAAATATTGGATTTTTAATAGTTATATGGGATTTTGGTTTAATAAATCCATTTCAAAATAGCAAAAGAATTAATAATAATAAATATGGTACTTATGACAATCGTAGAAAAAATTTAACAATTACACAAGATTATGCTAAAATTATTAAAGATGGTTTCCGATATAAAAAACATGGTGGTGGTGTAAATAATAATAATTTATTTTCAACTAATATTTATACTTTTATAGATTATATTATTGAAAAATTAAATAAACCTCAGTATTTTAATAATACTGATACAAATGATTTAGAAACATTAAATAAAGAAATAATTACAATATTAAAAAATTATCCGGATGATGATAATACGTTTAAAAATAAATTAACTGCGGATGATGTAATATTAAATCCACATAATCCTTACTATTTATAAAATTATTTTTATTTACATATATTTTTAAAATAAAAAATGATAATAATCATATATAATATTTATTATAAAGTTTAAGAGAAAACAATGGCAACTATTACATGCAATTTAAATTGTATTTGTGTTAATTCTGATTGTTTATATAATCATTATATTACATATAAAGATAGAAAAATTGTTAAAAAATTTTATGATGATATTTCAAATAAAAGTAAAGATGAACCAAATGCAGAAAAACGTAAAAAAAATTGTATATTTGGACAATTATGTGATAAAGAAATATGCGGATTTAGACATCGTTTATCATTTGCTAATCGAGAAAAATTAATTGTATCATATAAATTTAATAAAATTTGTCCTGCAACTGAAATTACATCAGATGTTAAATCTTCACAAAAAAATAAAAGTGTTAATAAAAATAATGATTTTTCTGAAAATTTATATTTAACTTTAGATGATTTTAAAGAAGAAATTAAAGAAGAAATTAAAGAAGAAATTAAAGAAGAAATTAAAGAAGAAATTAAAGAAGAAAAAACTAAATCATGGGTTGATATTGTTTCTAAGCCTAAAATTAATCTTGAAATTTCATCAAAATGGGAAGATTTAGCAGATGAAGATTTTTATATGAAATTCTAAAAAAATTTATTTTTTTTTGTTCTTTATTTATTATAAAGATGAATTCTAAAGTTAGAAATATTGATATAATTAAAAATACAATATTTATTTCAATTGCAAGTTATAGAGATGACGAATGTCAAAAAACAATTAATTCATTATTTGAAAATGCAAAATATAAAAATAATTGTTTTGTAGGTATTTGCCAACAAAATAATTTTGATACTGATGATGATTGTTTAATTAATTGTAAATGGAAATCTAATATAAATATAATAAGAATACCATATTTTGAAGCTAAAGGTCCGACATATGCTAGATATTTATGTTCAGGCTTATGGAATGGTGAAGAATATTATTTACAAATTGATAGTCATAGCACATTTGTAAAAGATTGGGATGAAAAATTAATAAATATGATTAATGAAATAAAAGATAGAAATTTATCATTAAAACCTGTATTAAGTCATTATCCAATTGATATTATCAAAAAAGATATTACTGATTCCGGAATACCACATATTTTTAGTGCCGAATATAATAAAGTAGGAATATTAATATTAAGCACTGCAATATATACAAATAATAATAATGATTTTTTGAAATCTTATTTTATGAGTGCAGGAATGTTTTTTTGTGAATCAAAATTTTTAAATGAAATTCCATTTGACCCTACTTTAGATGATTTGTTTCAAGGAGAAGAAATATTAACATCAGTTAAATTTTATACAAATGGATGGGATGTATTCACGCCAAAAGAAAATCTTATATATCATGAATATGGAAGAGAAAATAAACCTAAATATCACACTGATAATAAAAAAACATTTAGTCCTGATAAAGCAATATTAAAAGTTAAACGGTTATTATCATTAGATAATATAAACGACGAGGATGAACATTATGGGTTAGGAAAAATAAGAACATTAAAAAGTTTTTATGATAATGCTACAATTATATCTAATAATGAAAATAATAATAATAATAAAAATGAAAATTTAATAATTATATCAATTATTACAATGTTATTATTAGCAATTATAATTATAATTATTTTAAATATAATAAAATAATTATATTTGTTTATTGAATATAGTAAAATAATTAAAAAATGATTTTCTTATTATTTTTATACTTTTCAAGGCATAATGGAAGGTTGCTTATATAGGAGATATGATGATAAGTTATATTTGATAAGTCGTACTGCTACATATAATTATGTAGTAGTAGAATTTGAGACATTCAATAGTTGTTTTATTATGAATAAAGATTTCAATGACAATTTTGAATTAGTTGAATATAATAGTTCAAATATAAAACTTATTTTAGATGATTTTGAAGAATTTAAAGATTTGATTGATTATAGCAATTTGAATGATTTCAACACGATTATATATAATGATAAAAATTATATAATTAAGACTTGGAAGGACTTATTCAATTTCGTTGCTGGTCGCATTTAAATTTCCTATTCTCTTATAAATATGCCATTATCAATTTTTGGCATTTATGCAAAAGTTCCATTAAATATTTTTCAATGTTATAATAAAAAATTATTAGAAAATGAAAATATATATCAAAATATAAAAACGATTAAAGATTATAATCCTGAATTTAATTATTTTTCTTTTGATGAAAATAATGATTGTAATAAATTTATTTTTGATAATTATCCTGATTATGTGTATAAAGCCTATAATAATTTAATACCAATAGAATATAAAAATGATTTGTGGAAATATTGCATTTTATATAAATATGGTGGTATATATATTGATGTAAAATTTTATTGTAAATTTAAATTAATAAATTTTATTGATAATAATTATTTTACTGGTGAATATGATTATTATTATAATAAATTATTAATAAATACCGGATTTATAATTACTAAAGCAAATAATCCAATATTTTTAAGAGCTATTAATAATATTATCAACAATATCAATAATAATTATTATGGAATATCAGATAATTTTCCAACCGGTTCAGGATTATTAGGTTTAATATTTATTAATAAGCGCCTTAAATCAAATTTAATATATGATGGAAATATGATAAAATATAAAAATAAAATAATAATGCAAACAAATAATAAAATAGAAAAAAAAGATTATTATAAATTATTATGGTTATCTAAAAACATTTATAAATGCCAAAAAACTTTGACATATATATCTCCACAAGCTCGAATTTAATCCTTCATCTCCAACTCGTTCTTCTCAATGTACTCCGTGAAATTGAAATTACACGGGAACGACTTGGGATTTCTCCGTCCATGATAACATTCACGATATGAAGTCGCAATATTATCATGGAGTTTGTAGGCTTTGAAGTCATCCGACCAGCAAGTCATCACAAAGATAAGTTCCTTGATAACTTTGTTCACATACACTACGAATAAATTCTTTGATGGATAGAACCTAATCGTTTTATGTCGAGAACCTTTACGAGTATATGGCTCAAGGAGTTCTTTCGTTTCAGGATTATATTCAGCCTCAAATAAATCACCTCCGTAAATGTAGGTATGATCATCGGGTTCGAGATAAAATAAACGCATCATTGTATTTGACCGTAATATTTTACTATTAAATATCCTTCAATTTTATAAACATTTACTATTATTTTAATACAAATGTATATGTTTATTTAAATAAGTAAATAATTATAAAATTGATATTATTATTTTTATAAAACAATCATCAAATTTTCAATGAAAGCCATTATTTTGATTGTTGCATTATTGAGTGTTGTTAGTATGACTGAATGTCGCAACCTTAGGGCATTCTCTCGTAATTATATGAAAAATGCAAATAAGGCAATTGTAAATAGTTGCAACTCTGAGGCACATAAACAAATTCAGGATGATGAGATTTACAATTGTTTTAAGAATAAGACGACTGATTGCACAAATCTTGCTAATTTTAGCGAGTTTAACGCAATTCGGACTGATTGTATTAAATCAAAAAGAAGTGATGTTGGATTTGGTATCATCATTGCGATTATGATGTGGGTTATTCTTGGAATTTTCTCAAATCGCTAAATAAAAGCAAATGATATATATGATAAAAATAGTAAAATATTTTTGTCATTATGATGAAGTAGTTAATTTAAAAAAATCAGAAACAATTTTATCATTTATTTTATCCGATTTTATAGATGATTTTAATGTTTTTGCTATAAGTTCTAAATTAGATAATTCATTATCATCGTCATTATCTTGATTATCTTCAATAAAAATTTCATAATAATTATTATGAAATGAAAATTTTATAATTTGAGGATTAATATTTAATGATTTATTTATAATATTAATTTTTATTTTATCATTATTATAACTTTCAACAGACATACATTTAGAATTTGAAATATTATTATAACTTTCTTGAATACAACTTTTATTATATTGATTTAATATAAATCCATGTTTTCCCGTCTTTATTTCTTTAATAAATTGATTTAAGGAACTACTTTTATAATAAATTTTTGATATTTGTTTTGGATTATCAAAAGTTATTTTAGTTGTTAATGGTTTTCCGTTATAGGTAAAATAATTATTAGTATCAGGAATATGCTCTGACATAATATCAATTAATTTTTGTAATTTTATTTTATTACTTGAAGTCATAATACTAATTCTAATATATAAATAATAAAATAATCAATATTATTTTATATAAAGACTTATTTTAATACTTTTAAATATATAATGAATTTTGCTCTTGCACATGATGGAGGATTTTTTTCATGTTGCTCTCTAAGATTATATTATTTAATTTTAATTTTTAATAAATACAAACAATTACCAAATATTTATGATACAACAGAATTTTATACATGGTATAAAAAAAATACAAAAGATGATATCACTTTTAACTATTTCAAACATTATAATGATAATAATATTGATATTAAACATGTTCATGATATTAATTATCATGAATGTTTTCAATATAAAAATTATAAAACTTTAGATTTAGTTTCCTTAAATCAATTTATATGTAAATATTTTACGCCGAATGATGAAATATTAAAAATACAATCAGAAATAGAAAATAAATATTCAATTGACCATGATAATATTTGTGTATTATTTTATAGAGGAAATGATAAAATAACCGAGATTGCATTACCATCATTTGATGATTATATTTCACATGCAAATGAAATATTAAAAAAAGAACCAAATATTAAATTTCTTATTCAATCAGACGAAACAGATTTTTTAGATAGAATGAAAAATGAATTTCCAAATAATATAATTTTTTATGATGAAATAAGACATATGTCAAAACAATTATCAACAGTTGATATAGTTTATAAAGAACTAAATTATGATTATTCATTAAAATATCTAGCAATAACATTAATAATGAGTAAATGTAAATATATTATATGTAATGCAGGTAATTGTTCAATTTGGATGGTATTTTTTAGAAATAATACAAATAATGTAACTCAATTTTCTATTATTGAGAGATTATAAAGAATTAAATTTAAATATTATTTTTATTATTACATGATGTTATATTTTTTATATATTCTAATAAAAAATAAAATGTGTAATGTTGAATATCTGTTTTATTTTTGATATTACATTGACAATCATTATCTTTATCAATTTTACAATTATTATTTATATTTTTAATAGAATTATATTCAGTATCAGTAAAATATTTATGTTTGTTTATAATTTCAATAATAAAATCATTCAATAATATTAATGTATCATCATTATTTTTATAACTCATTATTATAAATAAATTATTATATTAAATATAATAATTTATTTAATTTCAAATCCTGAATTTGTTATAATAGTTAAGTCAAGTTCCCATTTAGTCTTATTTCGTTCTTTCCAAATTTTATATGATTCATTAATATGATTTTGTAATTCTTCATCACTAAAGTTATTTATTTTTTTAATATGAATATTGATTTTATCAATATTTTTAGTTCTTTTTGAATGTCCATAATGTGTTGCAGCATGACATAATTTACATAATGCAATAATTCTTATTAATTTTTGTGTTTTAGTTTCTTCATTAAATTCCCATCTTTCATGAGCATCTAAATATTTAAATCTCTTTTTCCCACAACATTCACATTTATGATTAACTCTCTCATAAATATGATGTCTTATCAAATTCCAATCACAATCATTAAATAATGAACGCACATTTTTAAAATAGGATGTTTTTGGAATCATATCAATATATAATTTATTTTCTCCAAATGTTCTATCTTCCCCAATTATTTCAATATCTTTATAAATATTATATAAAGAACATAATTCATTATCTTCCTCACAATACCATTTCTTTAATTTTGCATCCCATAATGCTCCATAATTTTTAACTATTTTACGGTCCTTATATGGAATATTTAAATAAACAATCATATCAATTATGTTTTTTAATTAATGTTAATATAATTTTATATAAAAAATGATAATAATATTTATTAAAATCTAAATTATAATGTTATATTACGATGAATTAAATAATTTCCTATTTTTATTAGAAAATGAAATATTAAGTAATAATGGTATCATCTATGATAAATATGTTTGTGATAGATTATTGGCAAATTTCTTTAAAAAAGCATTCATGAATAAAAAACTTTCCTTAAATAGGTTTTATGATATATCATATGATAATGAAACGATTGACCGATTTATTAAAAATCCTATAATAAAAATAGCATTTATAAATGGTGCTGACTATATAAGATTTTATACATTTATCACAAATAATATTAATAACATTAATACTTTAAAAATTACATTAGAAATAACTATTTCTAATGATGAACCGCCATTTAAAAATAATAATTATATTTGCTATGGTTTATTATTATCAAAAGATGATAGAAATGATAAAAAAATAAAATATTATTATTCTAAAAATACGGGAACACCTTATGATAATATTGATAATTCTATAATTACACAAAAAATAATTACAGATGTCAAAAATAAAACAACACAATATATTAGGGGATTTCATACTAATTATGAAATATTTCATGATATTTATAAAATGATAGGATTTGGTTGGAATATTAATAATTTACCTTATATAATTACAACAAATACCGGCTTACATGATTGTTGTCCAATATGTTTAGATAAATTTACTAATTCAAAAAAAGAAATAATAAATTTATTTGAAAATATTCATAGATTACATTCAAATAATTATTATATTCATCATTTATGTTTAGTTAAATTCTTTGCAACACAAAAAAAGACATTATATTTCAAATGCCCATATCGCTATAAAATAGATTTTAATATATGTAAATATCTTATTGATTATAATAATTGATATTTATCTTGATATTATTTTGTAATTACACATACACGGATTAAATAAACTTTTAATATATTCTACAACTTCAATACTATTATCAAATGTATTACATGTATATAAATCCATTGCTATTTTTTTTTCTTCAACAAATGTATGAATTGATAAATGTGATTCACTTAAAACATAAACACCTGTTACACCAAATGGTTCAAATTGATGAATTACTTTACCAACAACATTTAAATTAAATTTTTCAACAATTTTATCAAGAATAATAATAATAGTATCATTAAATTTTAAAGGTTCGTTATCAAATATTTGATAAATATCAATAATAATATGAGTTCCTTTAATAATTAATGGATGTGAAGAATTAGACATTATTTATTCATATATATAAATATTATCATTTTTATATTTATATAAAAATTGATATTTATTATAAAATTTAATTATATAAAATAAAGAATGATTATAGGAGCTCACATAACAAAAGAAAAAACCATTATTAAAACCATGGAACAAGTTAAAATGAATGGTGGAAATGCATTACAAATATTCACAACTAATCCAAGAAGTTTAAATATAACTTCAAATGATAAATATTTACAAGAATCACATTTAATAAAAAAATATTGCAAAATTAATAATTTTTTCTTAATTGTTCATTCGCCTTATGCTTTTAATATTGCAAAACCTTTTATAAGTGGTAAAAAACAATTAGAAATTACAGATACAATTGTTTTTAATGATTTAATTACTGCAAATATTATTGGTGCTCGTGGTTATGTAATTCATGTTGGAAAATCAACAACCGGAACAATTAAAGAAGCATTAATGATGATGAAAAATAATATTAAAAATATTATAAATGAAATGATTATTCATAATATAAAAACAAAATTATTATTGGAAACACCTGCAGGACAAGGAACTGAATTATTAAAAGATTTTAATGATTTTATGGATTTCTATTATTCATTTACTGAAGAAGAACGAAATTTATTTAAAATATGTATTGATACATGTCATATTTGGAATGCAGGATATGATTTAAAAGAAATTTTACCAATGATACCAAATAAAGATGATATATTATGTATTCATTTAAATAATAGTAAAAATATTAAAGGTGCAAATGTAGATAGACATGAATATTTATTTGAGGGTAAAATACATCCATCATTATTAAAAGAATTTGTTTATAATTTTGAGAATTCAATTATTATTATTGAAAAACCATCAGATGAATATGAAAAAGAAATTAAATATATTTCTAATATTTAATTTAATATCTAGTTAATATTTTTTGTCTTGTATTCATATTAAATAATGCTCTTACATTATCATCATTATATTTAAGAATATTATCATTATTATTAAAACTCGAAGTCCATTCTAAATCATCGGGTTCTGTTGATTTAAATATACAAGATTTATTAGTTAAATAAATTGATTTTAAAAATTTAATATTATTTTTAGAATTTGAATCATCAATATCTATTTTATCACTACAATTAAAATGTTTATTAACAAATAAATCATTTTCATATTTATATTTATTATTTAATTTTGTTATATGGTCACAAGATATATTATAAGATTGTTTAGCCAAATCCAAATCCATAATTATTTTATTTATATATATATAGAAAATTAATGAGTACTCAACCGAAAGTTATAACTAAAGTTGATGATAAAAGTTTAAATGTTCTTATAAATGATATATCATCTCATGGATGTATAATATTATATCATTGGGATAATTGCGGATATTGTCGTAATTTTATGCCAATATGGGATATATTAAAAGATAAATATGGGCATGTAAAACAATTTTATGAAATAGAATTAACAACTATTAGACAAGCTCCTGAATTTTTCAAATCAATAAAGAGTTATCCAACAATAGTTGCATATGTTGGAAATGGTAGTGAAAAAGTTAAATTTGAAGATACACGAAATATGGAAAACTTATCCAGTTTTATTGAAACATATGTTCCTAATTATGATAAACCTAAACCTAAATCAGAACCTAAACCTAAATCAGAACCTAAATCTAAACCTAAACCTAAACCTAAATCAGAACCTAAACCTAAACCTAAATCTAAACCTAAACCTAAACCTAAATCAGAACCTAAACCTAAACCTAAATCTAAACCTAAATCTAAACCTAAACCTAAAACAAAGAAAAAATAGATTTAAAGATTTTTTTAATATTTGTCATATAATGGATAATATAGATTTGATTGAAGATATTATTAAAACAAGTTCTGAACCAACTACGGAAGAAATGGATACATTTAAAAATTTGGTTGCTGATTGGTTTAAATATGATGATGCGATACGAAAATTAAAAATTGCAATTCGAGAGAGAAAGACATTACAACAAGCATTAAATAATAAAATTGAAGAATTTATGTTTAAATATAATTATAATGATTTAAATACACAAAATGGAAGATTAAAAACGAATGTAAAGAATGTTTATAAACCAATTAATATTAAGGAAGTAAGAGATATTATAAATAATAATAAACATTTAACAGGTGAAGAATTATTGGCAAAAATTTTTAATAAGGAAGAACGAGAGATGATAGTTAAAAAATCAATTAAAAGAATAATTCCAAAGGTTTCAATGAGTTTAGATATTTAAGATGATGTAGAAGTACACATATATTCATATTCATAATTAGTAGAATAATAAGTGCATCTTATATTATATTTATTAATAAATTTGGTGCATTTCTCACATGGTTTTGATAATTTTAAACAATTATTAAATCTTGCCGGTGCAATTCTAACAACATAAACATCGCAATTTTCAAGAATTGTTTTATTTTTAAAAACTTGACTAATTGCTGCAACTTCTGCATGAATACTATTATTATCATTCAAATAATGAGTCATATAATTAAAACCATATGCAATTATTTTATTTTTATATACAACAACAGCACCATGTTTTTGTTGCATTGTTGAATATTTTGCAATTTCGGCAGCCTTATCTAAAAATATTTGTTGTTTCTTATTAATATCTTTATTATTAAAAATTTCATCTTGACTTTCGGCTTGCCTCCGCTTAGTATAAATCATTCGTTAAATATTAATAAATTACTTGTCATTATTAATTCATAATCATTTTTTTATATCACTTAATTATCTTTACATAAAAAAAAATGATATAAAGATTATTTATTAATCTCCTTAAATTATTTTTACATGGATATTATAAGACCAATTGAAATAGATATTTATAATATTAGAAATGAAAGACAAAAAATAAATAATGAATTAGCTATGAAAAGAATTCAAGAAAGAATTTTAAATAAAGATATAAATAATGAAGAATACAAAAGAATATTATTAGAATTATCAAAATTTAATAAAACTGAAAATGATTTATTAGATGAATGTAATGATAATATAATTTCATTAATAATATTAGCAGGAAGAATTTCAATTAATGCATCAAGACAAAGTTCAAAAGATGAATTATTGCAAATAGATACATGTAATATTACATGTAATAAATTTGGAATTTCAATGGATAAATTATCAGTAAATGCATATAGACCAACTAAAAATGGTTTAATTTTAAATAATATTGATATAAAGAAAAATAAAATATCCTTAAATGATTGTTTAAAATCTTTTGATGCAAAATTAAATGGAAAAATAAATGGTTGGGTATTTGCTAAAATAGTTATAGGTAATGGCGGACATCAAGATAATGTATTTGAGGAAGCTTATAATTTATGTGAATGGATTATTAAATATAGTTTAATTTCTGATTTATATATAATATTAATTGATACTGATTTGACTACTAAATTTAATGATTTGAAAAAAAAATTTAGCAATAATGAAAATTTAATTATTGGTAATCATATAGAAATTCAACAATATTTTATCGATAAATATAATCATGATTAGTATCTAATAAATAATTGCAGATTTCATATACTAATGTGAATGAAATTCTTTTTCTTGCAATATCTTTACTTTCTCTATAATTAGATAGAAATAATGAATTGCAATTATCTCTTTTTTCATTCAAGAAATTATTAAATATTTCTACCATTTTCTCTTGTTGTATAATTGTTATTTTTGGTTTTATTACTAATACAGCATAAGACCTTGCAGATAATTTAGGTGTATTATCAATATATTTATCTCTGATAATATCATCTACTATTTTTAATCCTATTTTATTATTTATGTTATCATCAATGCATTTTACTAAAATATTTGTAAAATTATCTTTATTATCATATAATCTTGTTGCTCTATCAATCTTATATAATGAATTTTGTTTTAGATTATATATTTCACCACCAATTGTATAATTATTATATTTATCCAATTTAATATTAAATTCTTTATTCGATGGATATATAAATACTTTCATTTCCTTGTCTTCTTTAAGTTCCTTAAGTTCAAATTGAAAACTACATATTGTATATGATGTATCTTCAAATACTTGTTCTTCAAATATATTCATATGTAAAATATTATATTTTGATATAAATTTCTTTCTCAAATCAATATCATTTTTACGTATCGAACATATAAAATTTAATGGAACAATCAAAATTCCACCTAAACATTTATTTATAATTAAAATTTCAATAAAACATTTATATAAATCATTCGTATCATATTTATCAAATAATTCTTTATTATCTGATTTATTTCTTGCCAAATATGGCGGATTTGTTATTATAAATGAATTAGTAATATTAGGAGGTTGTAAAAGTGTATCTTGTTTAATTATAAAATCTTTCTTAGGTTCAATATCATAACATTCAATGTGATAATACTCTTTATCTTTGATAAAATTTAATAAATCACCATTTCCCGCAAAAGGTTCAATTATTTTTGTAATATTTTGAGGTATATATAAATTCTGTAAAATATAATCATAATTAGTTGTATAAAATTGTCCTAATTTTTGTTTAGTTGTTATTATTGACATATATTACTTCAATAATAACAAAAAAATAATCATTTTTTATGAGAAATATTGAATTAATAAATTCTTATATTTCTTTTTATAATATAAATCTATAAACATATTTCTCGTTTTCTGTTTCTGAAATATAAAATTATTATGAAATATTTCTTCTTTTGTTGGTGGATAATCTAAACACCATTCAATTAAATTTTTATAATCAATAACTTTTTTATAATCATATTTATATTCATAACACATATGCATTATTGACCTTGCTATAATACCCTTACTGGCATCTTCTGGAATAAATAATTTATCTTTTGTATTTACGAAATTATCAGTGTCATATAATCTTACAAAAGTATTATTATATTTTTCAACATATTTATAATTTGACCTCATATTATTAATATAAGCATCGCATTTGAAAATATTATGCGCGTCATTATAATGTTTCTTATACATATAACATTTAGGATATACATGTTCAAGCGATAATTTAGAATTTTTAACTGTTGAATATATAGTAGGCGTAGTATTACCAATTATAAATAAACTTTTTAATGTAAAAGCTAAATTCACCATTATAAATATAATGATATTATTTTTTATCATTTTTTAATAATAGATTATAATATTAAAATAAAATGATTTATATCTTCGTTTTTATAATAATATTAATATATTTGTTCTTGCTTGTTAATTCAATAATTTGGCTAAAAGATAAAAATATAACTAATATAAATGATTTAATAGTAAAATATATTATTTATATTGATTTCTGTATATATACCTTATTATTATTAATATTAGTATATATATATATTAATAATTATTCAATTAAAATATTTTAATTAAATAGATTAATGCCTACTTCCTATAAATCCAGATATAGTTCAAGTTCACGTTTAAGTTCAAAATCATATCCTGAAGAATCATCATCAAGTTCAGGATTTTGGGTATTAGTAATATTATTAATAATACTTATAATTGGGGCTATAGTTTCAGGAACTTATTATAAGAAATATGAAAATTTTACTAATGCAAGTAAGAATTATACATTACAATATTATTGTATGACAAATTGCGGTTATTGTCGAGATTTTGAAACTAAAGTATGGTCAGGTTATTCTGATAAAGTAAATAATAATCCTGATAAATATTATTTTGACACAATAAAATATGATATTATGGACAATGGCACAGGTAAAGATTTAGGAGTTAAATATAATATCACAAGCACACCTACTATTTTATTATATAATAAAAATACTAAAATGGTATCTAATTATAGTGGTGATAGAACTGAAGCTGATTTAACTAAATTTGCAAATGATGTAATTAAAAGTGAAAATCCAAATTGGGAATTTACAACTTAAATATAAATAATATTATATATAAATATGACTTCAAAATTATCATTATATGATTTATATGAAATTAAGAAAAAGAAAGATGCCAAATTAAACGATGCATTTAATATTATTTTAAATTCATGTCATAAAAAAATTAAAACTATCGCTGAAATAGGCGGTCAATCATTATATTATACTATACCTCCAATAATTATCGGATATCCATTATATAATTATTCAACATGTATGAATTATATCATATCAGAATTAAAAAAAAGTGGCTTATATGTTGCTATATTACCTGAACCAAATAATAATAATATTTATATTTCTTGGAAACTTGAAGATGTATCCGAACAATCATTTAAGAAAAAACTTCTTCTTCATTAATTTCAAATTTACTCATATAATTACTAATATCTGTAAATCCTTGTAATATTAAATTTTCAATATCATCATCATGAATATTGAAAGCAATATTATCATCAGTTATATTAAAATTATAAAATGATTTAAAGGGGCTATTACTAATAATTAGTGGATTTTTTATTGTAGATAATTTTGATATATAACTAGCATGTAAAGAATTTGAATATATGGTTGAAAATACTTGTTTAAAATAAGTCAAAAAATTTAATTCATTATTTTTATCAATTATATCAGTTATATCATAATCTTCTTTAACATAAATAGCAATATTTAATATATCATCTTGATTAATATTATTAAATATTTCAAATGGTAAATTATTTGTTAAACATCCATCTACATAATAACAATCATCTATTCTAATTGGCTGTGATATACATGGAATACACATTGACGCAGCAACTGCATCTAAAACTGATACATTAGGAGTATCATTAACATTAAAAATAAAATTATTACCTGTATTTATTTTTGTTACACTTACATAAACATTAACACCTGTAAGTTTAGATAATTCTATAAAAGAAATATCATCTTTATCATATTTCTTTTTTAAATATTCTTTAATTCCTGATAAATATAATTTACAATCATTACAACCTAAATTTGTAAATATATTTAAAAATTTATCAGATGATATTGTAATAATATCAGGATGTTTAATTAATTTTTTTATCATTTCTTCAAGTTCATCAATTGGAATTTTTAAAGCAAATGCTAAACAAAAAAAAGACCCCATCGATGTTCCAGCAGCATTTTTGATATGTTCCTCCATTTTATTAAAATATATATATCTTAAAACACCTAATAAACAGAATGACCGTAAAGCACTTCCCGAACATACTAAATGTGTAAAATATTTCATTCTACTTATTAAAAACTTGTCATTGCTTATATATTTTTATTAGCTACTATAATTGCTAATTTTGTAATTTGGTCGCATAATAATATTATTACTATACCTATGAATATAAATAAAAATAAATTATATAAATTAATATCTACTTTTATATTATTTACATTATTTATAAAATTTGTAAATTGTTCCACATCATTTATTTTTATTCCTTGCTTTTCAGATGATGCCGTTTTAAAATTATTTCTTAAATTTTTTAAATAATCCTCTAAAAATGGTGTTGTTCTATATTCTGGTGTCTCATCTCTATTATTCGTATTTATATCATTTATACTCAAATATGCATCATATTCATCGTAATCATATGGCTTTATTGCATATTTATCAGGGTCATTCTTATGTTCCAAATTTGGATTTAAGGAAATATCAACGGCTTTCTTAAATGCATTTTGCGTATTACTATCAATTGGCAAGGTATATGTTGGTGGTTGTAATGGCGAACAATCTTTTTTAACCATACTTGCATAACTTGCATAACTATCATTATTATTAGTATTATTGGTATTATTGGTAGTAGCAGTTGTATTATTGGTATTATTGGTATTATTGGTAGCAAATGTTTCACATGATGGCATATCAATACCTTCTTTTTTATAATAACAATCAGATGTATTTGCATAATCATTTATAAATTTATCACATTGCTTTTTTTTATTTGATGCACGTTTATTATTACTTTGTTGAGGTAAATTATAATTAGGAAATGCTTCTTCTAATGTTGAATATTGCATTTTTCTAATATTATTATGGAAAAGAAAAATAATATTTTAAATTAAAATAATAGATTAAATGATAAATTATATAGATATTTTTATAAGATATTTCATCATAGGTATATTATCAGCATATTTATTAATTTATGGATTACGCCCTTCAGTTCCTTATCCTGAAGAATTATTAGAATTATATGAACATTATTGGATATTACTAATAATTATTTTTATTAATATTTATGTTTTAATGTGGGATTTAAGAATAGGCATATTAATGGCATTATCAATAATAGCATTAATATTTGATATGATTATATTTACTAAATAATGATATAAAAGATTTCAATATAATTAAATTAATGATGTCTGATAATAATAGCAGTAAAGAATTATTATTAACTTCTTTAAATTTATTTTATAATAATCATGATATTTATAAATCAACATTAAAAACAATAATTGACGGCAAACATGAATTATCATTGCGAATGATAGATTGGTTGGTAACGAGATATGCAAAAACACATAATATTATTTATTGGATAAATGAAAAAACAGATAATGTTTATTATCATTTACCAGATAATTATAATAATGAAAAATATAAAAAAATTACATTATATCTAGATTATAGAGCACAACTAAAATCATTTAAAAAATTTAATTTTGATGCTTTTCGAAGACATGACCGAATATCTTTTAAAATTAATAATAATGATGACGAAGATAAATATATTGAAACAACAATTGGACAATTAAACTTTTTTAAATGGGCATTTAATACAAAAATAATAACTTATGCTATTGAAAATCAAAAAAAAATATATGAAAATATGTCTAAATTCTCATACAAAAAACAAATAAAAATTTCTAATAAAAATTCATTAGTTCCTAAACAAGATATTATTAATACTAAATGTTTTGTTGTTTTTGATTAAAATGATGCTGCACTTCCAATTTCAAATGCAACTGCACGAACATCGGGTTCTATTGTTGATATTCCCCATGGACTTACAGCAATTTGAGGGTTAGGTGGTTCAGAGCGTAATTGTAAATTAGCATTTCGTAATGATTGTCCGATTGTATTAATTCCAACATGATAACCAGCCGTTAAAAAATTTTGATCTCCTAAAATTCCAGAACCAGCCGGATTAATTTGAGCCCATTTTGAATTAGCAGCATCCTTTGGCAATAAATCAGAACTTGTTAATCTATCTCGAACAAAGCATGAATCAGATGAACTATCAACATCTGTATTTCCTACAAAAGTATCACCACCAATACTACCACTATTTGGAAGATATTCACCGGAAGTTGATGTATAACCAATATTCGCTTCACTTGCATTAATACTGCCTAATGTCGGATTAGAAGCTCTATTTAAATCAACATTTGATCTACTTGCAACAGATGATGATGGTTGACCTCCGGCATGTTGTAATATTTCACTTGTTAATTGTGATTGAATTTGTTGTATATCATTATCATTCTCAAATCGCTCGATATTATCCATTTTACATTTAGAATTATAAGATATCAGTAATAGTAATGTTAATAATAATAATATTGCAATTGAAAAGGAAATAACAATTGATGAACTATTAGAACTCATTTTAATATCTATCTATTATAATAATATAGATAAAATTATAATTATATTTTTATTATTTGTTTTTTTAATTTTAATATTTTTTTATCCCAAATATTAAAATTAGTTTCATTTTTAATTTCTTCTAATAATATTTTAGCAGTCTCCAATGATTTATTATAAAATTCTATCTTTTCATTTATATTATTCTCATAATTTATTATTTCATTCTCCCAATCGGTCTCTATATCTATTTTATTCCAATCCGAAAAATCATCAATCAATTCCTCTATATTAATAACTTTTATTATCCATTTATTTATTATCATGTTATCATATATAAATAATCCTAAAAAGCTTACCTCAACATTTATATTATAATCTTTTAATTTTTTTGTATTCTTTAAAATTTCTATTATATCCTCCAAATTTTTATCTATTCCATTATAATAACATTCCGTCTTATTATTTAATAATAATGTTATTGTTGATATATCATTAATATAAGAATATGTATAAACATTATCAATATTAATTTCTTCTTCAAACCATTCCGGATTTTCTTTAAGGGTATTTAAAGATATATCATCAAGTTCTTCTATTATTGCGATAGATTGTTCATTACTATTTAAAGGCAATTGGCACTCAATATTAAACCCATTATTAAAAATATTAAGGATTTTAAGTTCATTTAATTGTATTTTAAAAGATTTTTCTAAATATGACACATAACATTTTGTTTTTTTTTGCGGAAATTTTAATAAATGTTTCATTCTGTATAATATTAAGGTAATCAATATAATAATAATGACGCAACAAAAGAATAATATTAAACTAGTAGAATTGATTATTAATTTTATACGTAAAGAAGTTCTAAATGAAGATATTAGAACTGAAATAATAAAACCTATATTAATTTATTTATTATATTATATTATACCATTTGTTATATTAATTATCTTCCTAAATTTTTTTACAACTCTAGCAGCTGTATTTTTAGTATTCTATATTAGAAAATAATCTTTTATTTAAATAGATATGTTAAAATCAAAACAAAGAAGAGGTGGTTATATTGCTCCTTATTCTAGTTCTCCAAATTCAAGCGAATATATGTTAAATTCAACAGTTAATCATGATGCTATAGCTAATATTAATTATGCTAATAATATAGCTTCCTCTCCTGAAATATATGTTCCATCAACAGCAAGCCCTATAATTGCCAGTCAAAATACTCCTGGAATTCAAGGAGGTGCAACTAAAAAGAAATTAAATTCCTATGACAAAATGAAATTAGAAAATGGCTTTTTATATAGTATGGAAGGTGGTTGTGCTTGCAATAGCGGTGGAGGTAATCAATCCAAAAAAGGAGGTGATTTTGTTTTAACTCCATTTATTTCAGCTCTTGCGCTACTTGGCGCCCGTATGTTAGCTGACAAAAATTCAGGTTTTAATTTAGGTGAATTATTTGGCGATAATAAAGATGATGAAGTTAAAGGCGGTGTCAAACCTAAATCTCGCAAATATCGTGGTGCTGGCGCTTCTTGCGGTCGTGGTGGTGCTTCATATTGTAAGTAATTTTTTTAAAATTAATATTTCATTTTATTTTTATTTTCATTAAGATACATTATTGACCGACATATTATCTCATCATTTATATCATCACTATTATTAATAATATACCATCCTCTAAAATAAGTATTTTCGTCGGTTTCATAAGGTTCTTTATTTATCTTATAAATATAATCATTGTGAATAATAATGACATAATCCATTTTATAAAATAAAAACTAAGTTTGATTAATTATATTCATTTTTTATTTTTTATATGTGAGTTATTTATCAGTATAATTAATTATATTATAATATTAAAAAATGAATACAATAGATGATTTAAATGTATTCTTCGAAATACCCGATACAACGGTCAATATTTTATTAGATAATATTCTTAAAAATAATGATACCTCTAATAAAATAATTGTTAGTGATAATGTATATACTGATACTAATATTGATGAATGGATTAATAAAAAACCAACAACCATGGGTGGAATGAAAATAATGGACAAAATAATTAAAACTCCTATTAATGATAAACAATTATTAATACAGCGTCAAAAAGTAAATTATGAATTCCGTAATTATCAAAATGAAATACTTAAAAATAATGAAAAAGACCTTTTATGGATTATGACATTAAAAGATGAAATAGATGATGATTTGGCAATTAATCTTTTATATCCATCAACATATTTAATAAATAATATGAATTATAATTGTTATCTAGTTGATACTTATCATTTCTATAAAATTATTATTATGCCTATGACCAGTTTAATATATCCATTATCAATCATTTATACACCATATTATTATATCAATAAATATTTACATTATAATATGTCATTTGTAAAATATATGAGTGTTATTTATGAATTTATAAAATTATTATTCAAATTTAGCGGAAATATTAAATCAGATTTAACAAAAATTATTACAGTATTCGCTTATTTGGCAATATATATTTATAGTATTTATCAAACATTTTATATATCATATATCATCTATAAAACAAGAGAAAAATTATTTAAAAAATTAGTTGGATTAGTCGAATTTATTAAAACTTCTATAACTATTATAAAACAATCAAATAATATATGGAAATCATTTTTTCTATATAATAATACATTAACTGATGATGATATTGAAAAAAGTTTAAATAATTTATCATCATTAAATAATAATTTAGCAACTGTTTATAAATTATGGAAAAATGAAAATTATAAAACTGATATAATTAATTTATTAAAAGTTATATATACCATTGATGCAATTGATGTTATATGCAAATTAAAGAAATCTAAAATGTGGTGTATACCTTCCTATAATGATACTACTACTAAAATATTAGCTATTAATAATCCATTATTATCATCAAACCAAGTTTCAAATCCCGTTAATTTATCTAAAAATATTATTATTACAGGTGTTAATGCCGGAGGTAAAACAACTTATGTAAAATCTATCACTATTAATATTATTTTAGCTCAAACAATCGGAATAATTAATGCTCTCAAAGGGAATGTATATTTATATGATGCTGTTATTACTTTTATGAGAGTTAGTGATGAAGTAGGAAGTAAATCTTATTTTGAAGCTGAAACAAGTCATTGTAATAAAATGATTAATATCGCCGATGAATTATTTAAAACAAAAAAGAGAGGTTTGTTTTTAATGGATGAACCAATGCATTCAACCCCTCCAATTGAGGGTGTTTCGGTTGCATTCTCAGTTGCTGAATATTTAGCTAAGTTAAAAAGCGTAACATTAATAATAACAACTCATTTTCATAATTTAATAGAATTAGAAAATAAATATAAATCATTATTTATTAATTTAAATGTTAATGCAACTTTTAATGAAAAAACTAAATTATATGAATTTAATTATAAGATTAATAGAGGCGGTTCAAAACAAATTATAGCAATTGAATTATTAGAAAAACATAAATTTAACAAAGATATTATTAATAGTGCGATTGAAATGAAAAACAAATTATATAATGAGAATTTAAGAAATGTTCATATTTAAATTATTATCTTTTAACAATATTATATTTTATTCTACCTGTGTTATTATATTTATATTTATAATTTTTATGGCATATAAATATATTTATCTTGAGCAAAGCGTATATTTATTAGCAAATAAACTTAATAAACTTGAAATTGAACTAAATAATCCATCAATAGATAATAATTATGAAAAATTTAATAATCAATCAAATAGCGCCCTCGAATCAGCTGAAATAATCATGAATGAAATTTTTAATGATGGCTTTTGTTCAACGTCCGATTCATGTTCATTTATACCTCCTACTTCTATTAATACTACTCCCACAAATGTTCCTGTTTCTAATTTTACTACTGCTAATAAAGAGGAAATTCAAGAGAATAATGTTCAAATCGTTAATGAAATTTTTGATTTAAAGAAAGAAGTTAATGATGATAAGGAATCAATTATAAGTTCTAATGTTGGCGGTGGTCATGCTATAAAAAAGGCACTGATGAAATTAAGTATTGATAAATTAAAAGCTAAATGCGAAGAACGCAAATTATCAACAGAAGGAACTAAAAATCAATTAGCAGATAAAATAATAGTTCATGATAATACCGTTGAAATATCAGATATTAATGATGATTAAAGATAATATAAAGATATTTATATTTATTTATTTATATTAATAATGGAATTAGAGGATATAGGATTAGTTAAAATTAATTATAATGTTTTTAAAAATTGTTTAAATAATTTTAATGCATCTAATACAATAATTTCAGATAATATTGTTAATAAGGCAAATGAATTAATTACAAATTATAATTGTTTTGTATCAAATTATGATGCTCGTAGTTTATGGGAAAAAAAGAAAATTATCGCATCAAATAAAAATAAAGCACCAAAAGCAAGACCTCATATTATTTATATTGATTTTAGCGATGATGCAAAATGTAAAAAAGAATTTATAAGTTATTTAAATAAATTAACTGATGTTAATAAAGACGTTTTTTATAATAAAATATCATCTTTTATTACTCAAGTAAATGCGGAAATTTTAAATTCATTATTTGATGTATTGATTAATTTTATCAAATCATCGAATAATAATATTTATATTGATGTTTTATATTTATTTGATAAAGATTATATTGAAAATAATATAACTAATTATTATACAAATTATTTAAAAGAAAAAGAATGGCTTCCCTCTATTATTAATAAAAATTATAAATCTATTTTTGATGATGAAAATTATGATGTGTATTGCGAATATGTTAAATTAAAAAAATCAACAATATCTATGATAAAAGCTCTATGTATCATATTAAAAAAAATAAATAAAATGAATATTGTTGAAGAAATTATCGAAAATATTTTTAATGATTTAAATAAATATATTATTACTACTGATTATAAACATGTTAATGAATTATTATTAGATGAATTAGCAATTATTATTGATTTTATTCCAAAACAAAAATATATCAATCAAATTAATAATATTAATATCACTAATTTAGATATATCAACTAAATTTAAAATTACAAATATTATTGAAAAATATAAATAATTATAATTTACTTAAATATGATAATTCTTCATATTCTTTTTTCAATTGTTTTTGGTCTTTTTGAATATCAAAAATCTTTTTATAAATTCCTTCATAAATATCTTTAATTTCTTGACTACTATTAACATAATCATTATAATTTGTTTTTGTTAAATAATCATTTTTCATGCGATGCAATAAATCATCCTCAATTTTATTTTTGATTAAATTTTGTTTACATAATTTTAATTTTTCTTTATAATTATCTTTTCTCATAATTATTTCAATTTCTTTTAATTCAATCTCTCTATTTGCATTTGCTTCATTATATTTTGAAAGAATTCTCCACATTGCAATAATGATATTAATATTTATAATAATATTTATATATAAATAAAATTATCATTGGGATAATTATCATAAATAAAATTATCATCATCATAATTGTAAATATTATCATTAAATTTTTATTCATTATATCATAATTATTCTTTAATTTATTCAAAAAAATAGTCATTGCATCTATTTTATGTTCGTAAAAACCCGGACCACCGGGAAAATGATGTATTACTTTATCACTATAAATATTTTTATCATTATTCACTGCAAGTTTATTCAAAATCTTATTATCATATAAATTATATTTGAACGCATTATAAACTATATATGGTTGGTCATAAAAACTAAATTTATATGGTCTATTAATAATATCTTCCTTAATTCTAATAAATAATTTTTCTATTTTTTTACAATTATTAAATAATAATATTCCACTCGTAAATGCTGATTTATCTTTATAATTATTAATCTCATTTCCAAATAATGTTTTGCCCCAATAATCAGTATCACTATCAATAACGCCTTCTTCTAATACATATAAAACATCTTTTTTACAAATATCAAATACTTTATTTATATCATCTTTTACTAAAATATCAGTATCTAAATAAAGTATTTTATTATAATTTGTAATACTCTTTAAATTAAATAAATCTAATCTTGCTTTACATGCTTTATCAATATTATCATATGTATCATTTATTTCAAATTTTATTTTATCATTATTAAATAATCGATGTTGTTTTATAATATTCATAAATTTAGTTGATGTATAAACTAATATATTTGTATAGTAGTCCAAATTTCCATAAAGTAATATACTTTCCAAAAGAAGAAGAAACATATCGATATATTTTTCTTGGTTAAATACGCAAATAAAAATGCAATTCATATATTATATATTAAATCTAAAAAAATATCTTCATTCAAATTAAATAATAGATGAACAATAATTTTAATAAAAAAAATATTATTGAACAATTAACAATTATTAAAAATTATGAAAATAATAAACCCCTAAAAGTTAAAGCTTATGAAAAAGTTATTAAAAATCTCCTTAAATATCCTAATGATATAAAGGATTTAAATGATTTAAAGGAAATTAAAGGTATTGGTGTCCGAATATTAGCATTATTAACGGAATTTTATGAAACAGGAGAAATATCATATATAAAGAAGAAAATAATAAAAGAGAAGAAAGAAAAAGAACATCCGTTCAATAAAGAACTTATTATTGAACAATTATCAATTATCAGGGATTATGAAGTCTTTAATAATGAAATATTCAAATATAAAGCATATAATAAAGTTATCGATAATCTACTTGATTATCCTAATGATATAAAGGAATTAAAGGATTTAAAGGAAATTAAGGGGATTGGCGAGGGAATGCTTTTAATGTTGGCAGAGTTGCGTAAAAATGGTAAGATATCATATATAGAAAATGTTATAAAAAAGGATAAGAATTATAAAATACCAGAAAAGAGAAAGAAACCATCATCTTTTATATTTAATAAAAAAATAATTATTGATAATCTAATAACCATCAGAGATTATGAAAATTATAAAAATGAAAAATATAAAGTTAAAGCTTATACAAATGTTATTAATAATATCCTCGTCCACAATAAAGATATTAATGATATAAAGGATTTAAAAGAAATAGATGGTATTGGAAAAAGTATTTTAGAAAAAATAAAAGAATTATTTCAAACCGGTAAAATATCTTATATAGAAAATAATATTAATAATGATAATATCTATTATTTCAAACAAGAATTATTAAATATTTATGGAATTGGACCTGTTAATGCAAATAAAATAGTTGATAGTGGCGTTATATCACTTGATGATTTGCGTAAAAATCATTTAAATATTTTAAATGCAAAACAAAAAATTGGAATTAAATATTATGATGATTTAAAAAAGAGAATACCATTAAATGAATATAAAAAACATATTTCCATATTAAATAAAGATATTAAAAAAAATAAATTAATATTTGATTTTGTTGGGTCATATCGCCGTGGAAGTACATCTATGGGTGATATTGATTTACTTATCATGGAAAATCCTAAATTTAATTTTAAAGATTTTATAAAAAAATTAATTGATTCAAATTATATAATTGAAGTTTTAGCATTTGGCAAAAATAAATTTATGGGTATATCTAAATTACCAAATGAACCTGCAAGACGTTTAGATATATTAATAACTCCCGCTAAAGAATATTATTATGCTTTATTATATTTCACAGGTTCAAATATTTTCAATATAGGATTTCGCCATTATGTTAAAATTAATTTCAATTTATCATTAAGCGAACACGGATTTGATAAAAATATTAATATGAGTATTAATTCAGAAGAAGACATTTTTAAATTTTTAAAACTAAAATATGTTAAACCAAAAGAAAGAGATAATTTTTATATATAAAAATAATATTTTAGTTTATTAGAATAAAAAAAAGTAAATGGCGTCTTTCGGTCTTTCATACATTTCCAAGATTTTATATTCAGTTATAACTATAATATTATTAATAATAATTTATACTTATATTACTAATCTTGAGGAAAAGGGATGTAAATGTGCTTTACCTCCAAATATTAATTTCATCAAAGGATTTACATTATTTTCAATAATTTATCTCATATTTACTGGTCTAGTTTCTGACCAAACTATATATGATAACTTTGGTTCAAATATAGTAATAATTAATAAATTTGTTGATTTAACATTTTGCCTTGTATTTATTTATTATATCTATTTAGTATTTCAATATACTCGTGCTCTCGTAAATGAAAAATGTAAATGTTCTGTTGATTCACGACGTGAAATAATTATGATTGGAGCAATAATAGAATTTATCTTAATATTCTTAGTATTTGTTTTCCATATTCTTGTAGTTACTTTCTTCTCAACTATGATTACTGTCGTCAAAAGTATTGAAGATGGTTCTGCTGACTTAAAGGGAGCAATTCGAGACCCGATTGGCTCTATGTCTAAAGTTCCTGGTCGTATTAAATCAGAAATAGGAACTATTAAAAATTATGTTGGTGAAACTAGTCGCCAAATAGGCAAGGTTCGCAATTTATCACGCTAAATATTTAAAGTTCTACTTGAATTATTCATATTATTTGAATTACTTTTTCTCCCTCTTGTTGATGATTTTAATATCTTAACATCAGTTGCATCTTCTATTATTGATGTTATTTCCTCATCACTAATTGATAATGTTTCTATCTTTGAATCATCTTCAGGATGTATTGATATCTTATTATGAACATTATTTATAATCTTATTTATATCATTCTCTGGTCTTGTATTATTATAATCATTTCTTGAATTATTCATATTCATATTATTGGTATTATTATTGTTGCTATTTAATCCACTAAATAAATTATTAACCATTCCAAATAATCCAGATGAATTGCCAAATAAACTATTTACACCACCTCCTCCTCCATTATTATTATTTTGTTTTATTGCTGGTTGCGATTGTTGCTGAGGTTGTTTAGATGTTCCAATATTATTATATATAAATTGTTTAGCTGCAGCATTTTGGAATTGTTTCATTAGTTCTGGATTTGCTTTTAATACTTCTTCAACACCTGGTATTGAACTTTCCTTAAACATTTTAGATGTTAAATGAAACATAAATGCGCTACCTGAAAGACTAATAAATAATCTTAGTTCAGGAGGCATTGATTTGCCCTTAGATTTATATTTAACATGTAATTCTTCAAAGATATCATCAAAATCCTCAATATTCTCGTGAACCTGTTCAGACCAACCCTCCAACTTTATTGTAAATGGGTCATATCTTGTATTTAAATATTCTGTTCCTGTAACAAATGCCATTAACATTTTTCTCTGAAATCTTACACTAGCATCAATATCTCTATCTCTAATTATTTTATTATATTCATTTCGCATATCATCAATATTTGAATTTATTGTAAAATTATGAGGAATTTTAGCTCCTTTTAACTGTAATCTATTTAATTGATATAATATCTCCTTTTTTTCATTTAATTCATCTTTATATGGATTAATCTTTGCTGTTTTTTTATTCTTTATTCTATCATCAGTTTCCTCATATTCCCCATCTTCTTCATTTTCATCATCATCTTCTTCTTCATTATCTTCTCCGTCATCATCATCTTCTTCTTCGTCTTCATCTTCATCGTCTTCTTCTTCATCGTCATAATTACTTTTACCACTTTTATTACTTCTGACATCCATATCATCATCAATATTAGATTTTTGCTTATTAATTCGAATATTAGGATTAATTAGTTTCTTAGGTTGCTGCATTGCCGGTAATTCATCGCCAATATCTCGCATTTTATTTTTCTTTTTCATATTAGACCTTATACTTGATGCACTTGACATTGATGACATTGAAGATAATGAAGCGATATCAGCACTTATTTTATTTTTGTTGAATAATAAATTTGTATCATTAAATTGTTTAGTTGGAAATTCTAAATATTCGGTCATACTTACTAAAAAATATATATGTTTATATTTCTTAAATAAACGAAGTTATTATTATTTTATTTAAGAAATCCAAATATTCTATCAAATATATTTGGTTTATCAAATGTATCTTCATCTTTCTCTTCTTTTTTCTCTTCTTTTTTCTCTTCTTTTTTCTCTTCTTTTTTCTCTTCTTCATCAATATCATCAATACCGTCATTATTTTTATCATGAACTAATTGATATTTAAAATTAGGTATTGTTGTTTTCTTATATTCTATATTTCTATATTCTTGTTCAGTTATTTTAGGGACATCAGGAGCAGGACAAGTTGTTGAATTTAATCCTGAAATATAATAATTATTATATCTTCCTAAAATTTCATAATTATTAAAATCAAATAAACTTTTATAATATACAAAATTATATAAATGCATATTTATCGAACCATATTTATTAATTATTAAAGGCGTTGAACCTAATGTTATTGGATGAACATTAATATTTGAATATTCATAAAGTTTATTATTTAAAATTAATCCAATTTTTTGTTTACTATAAAATAATCCAATTGTAATATAATCTCTTTCTTCAATAATTGCTTTATCTATATTAATTGCTTCTCCTTTATAAATAATATCTCCGATTGTTAAATGAATATCATAGTTTTTATTATCATTAACTATTAAATTTAAATTAATAATACTTGTTGTATATTGCGGTATTTTTGTATTAATAGTCGTTGTATTACCTGTCATTTCAAATATTATATTATTAACTTTTGAACATCCTATAATTTTACATGTAATAAACATTGTAAATTCAACTAAATCATATGTCTCTGTATTATTTGCAAAATTGAAACAACTAGGACCTAATAATTCATTATTATATAAATTAGCACCTAATACACCATTTTTACTATTTAATGTATTTTTTTCTAAATTAATTATTGTATTAAATTTAAAATAATTATTATAATTAAAATCATAATGTTTGTTTTCTACATCAATATCATACCATTTGCCATCTGAAATTGATATTTTATTAATATCCTTATAAGTATTGATGCACATAAATTTATATCCTTTATATGGAATAATTGAATCATCATCGCTTAAATTAATATTTGCCATTGATGATAATTCTGATAACATTATTATTGGATTTGATAAAGGATTTGTAATATTGGTAATATTAGTCGTTAAATCCTCTAATTGAGATGAAACAGAAAAAGGTTCATATATTTTATAATATGATATAGCAATTAATGCAATAAATAATCCAATAAAAAAACTTAATATTTTTATTAAATTTAAATTCATACCTTAAAATTATATAAGAATTATTTATTTCATCTAAAATTATATAAGACTTATTTTAATAATTTAATTATATTAATTATGATTAAACCTATATCCGAAGACGCAAATAGCATTTGTTCAGATGAAGAATTAACTAATGAAACCGTAATTATTAAAGAAAAAAAAGATGAAAGCGAAGAAGACAAAGATGAAGACGAAGATGATGAACACGACGATGATGATGATGATGACGATGATGATGACGATGATGATGACGATGACGAAGAAAAGGAGGAAAAAGAAGAAGATGACGATGATGAAGAAGAAAGTGATAATGATGAATTTGATACAACAATTATTCAATTTGAAATGATGAAGAATTTTTTCGTTGATAAAGAAGGAGAAAATATTTCAACACATCTTGGTTCGATTTCTCATGAACTTAGAAAACTAAATAAAATTGCTGTTAAACTTCTAGAGAAAAAATAATTTATGCAATATTATATGTTAATTTAGAATATGTATAATAATTCATAACTTCTTCTGCAGTTCCAATTGGTAATATGAATTCTTTTAAACCATAAAATTTAGGGTCTCCTCTTGAACGGTCTCTTAAAGTTTTTAAGGGACATATATCTTTTAATTGTATAATTATTTTTTTGGAATCTAAACTTATTATGATTGGCGATATTATTTTTGTATATCCATCAGGAGAATAATAACTATTTGGATATAAAAATTCAACATCAAAAGTTCCGGATGATTCAATTACTGCAAAATTTGGAGTATTTTCAAATGCTATTGTTTCACATGGAAAAGGAAGTCCTTTACCTGAAAAAGATGTTATTTTATCAATCGGATTTGGTGCTGTTATTGCCATCTTTGAATAACTTGATGGATTTTTAACTGAACCTGATATTTTAATTTTATTATTAATATTTTTTCCAATAACACAATTTACATATTCATTATCTACTTTTTCCATTTATATTATGTTAAATATCTATTATTATGTTTTAAAAAAAATTAGTTGTTCCCAATCCTTCCGGGTTATTCATTGTTTTATAGCAACTAACACCATCACATCTTACAACATATTTATTATCCATTGCATGCTCTTTTGTATTTATTAAATCACCAATACCGCATTCTCCACATGGAGTAATATTTTCAATTGCTTTTTTACGTTCTGCTTCAACAATTGAATCATAATTATGTTGTAAATATAATCTCATTTCATAACTTGATTTAATCATATTATTCTCAGCCAATTTAGTATTTATATATGAATTAAAATTACATCGAGGTTCATAATTAGTAAATGCACGACCATCAGACATTCTTAATGGACATTGTTTATTAGGATAATTTGCTGAACAACAACTCATTTAATATACTCTATTGATTATAAATAAAAAAAAATAATTATAATTCATGTTCATAACATAAATTATGTATATATAATTCTGTAGTTCTCCCTACTCTTTGAGCTCTTCCAATTGCTTGTTGTTTATCTATTCCCATATTATGAAAAATTATAATATCGGTTGCACAACTGATATCAATCCCACTTCCTGCATATTGAGTATTTAATAATATTATATTTATTTCACCTGATTTAAATTTATCTAAAATATTTATCATATGTGATGTTGTTCCTTTTAATAATTCATATTTATAATTATTTTTAATTAATTCTGTTTTAATCTTCTCAAAACTATTTTCATTTTTGCTAAAAATTAAAAATCGCCCTTCCGGTTTCTCATTAATTATTTTTAATAATGTATCTTCTTTACTTAATATTTCTTGCTTATTATTATTTTCATCGTCATTATTATCATTCACTATTCCAATTAATTTATCCATACTATTAATAGATTTACGACAATATGGACAACTATTATTATTTTTTAACCATTTAAACAAACAACCACCGCAAAAGATATGAGTACATTCAATCATTATTGGATTTGTCATTAATTCCATACATATTGAACATGTTTTTGATGATATATAACTTATTCTTTCAGTTAAATTTTTTATTTTTTCTTCTTGATTTTCTATTTCATTATTAATTGCTTTAAGTTTTGCATTTTTTTGCTCAATTGTTATATCCAAATTTGATATATAATCTCTTTCTGCTTGTTTATTAAATAATTCACGTTTTAATTCTTTTGATACTAAATCAATTATATCATTTTCAGTCTCATTTTTACCTCCAAGTTCTTTAATAGCTCCTGTAATATCATTTGCATTAATTTTATCTAAAATTGAATCAGTAATAAAATTTCTTATAACATTAATATTATTTGGTAATTTACATAAATAATATTTTTCAATTGCTTCAGGTAATTTAAAACTATTTTTAATAAAATTATTATTATTTTTAACTAACATCAAATTTATAAATTCATCATTCATTAATTCTTTTGCTGTATTTGAATATATTAATGAATTATTTGAATTATAAACTTTCTTTAATAAATCCTCATATGTTCCCGAAATCATCCATAAATAATTATAATTTATATGGATTTTCAAATGATTAATTATATCATGTGCTTCATCTATTATTACACGACGCCAACTATTAATAATATTATAATTACCATCATGATAATAATAATTAAATAATAATTTTAATGTTGTATTTTTAATTAATACTAAATCATAGTTATTAAAATAATTTATTATTTCTTCTCTATTATTACCAGTAAATCGTGGTAAATGTTTTTTTATAAATGTTAAATTTTCTATTGATAATACTTTTAATGATGTATGCGTTTTTATCATATTTTCCCATTGTATATATACAGGACCTCTTGGAACTATAACTAATGTTGTATTGAATATATTATTTGAGGGTATTATTAAACTATTAACTGATGATATATTCAAATAACTATAATTTTTACAATTATTAAAAGTTTTAGAATATGTATTATTAATATGTATATTTTCAACATTATTTATTGCTATTAATGCTAATGCAATTAACGTTTTACCATATCCAACCATATCGCCAAATATTCCAACATTTGTTGATATATGTATAATATTATTATTTGCTTGTGTTAATAATGAATATGGAATATTTGAATATAACATATTCATTATTGATAATAATTTATTAGTATTACTTATTTTATATCGTATTGTTCCATTTATTTCCATATCTAATGCTTTATTTAATGCGGTTAATTGATGTGGTTTTAATTTTGTTTTTAACTTATTATTTTGCTCAATTATATTACTATTTTCATTTAACTCTATATCATAATAATTTACTAAAGACATTATATTATATAAAATTAAAAATATATAAAGAATAAAATTCTATCTTTAGATATTAAAAGAATGAATAACCATATAATCGAAGAAATGCCGAATGCATATGAAGTTAAGGATAATAATAATGTTCAAACAATTGCAGAACCTACAGTTGTTAAAAAAAAAATAATATTTGGGCTTCCTGGTGATAATTTTTCATCTAAATTTCTTTTATCATGGACCGCTACTATTAATGCCCTATGGGAATCCAAAAAATATGATATTGTTGTTAGTACTGGGGTAAGTTCTTTTGTTACATTTGCGCGTATGCAAACATTAGGACTTGATGTTTTACGGGGTATTGGACAAAAACCATTTGATAATATGGATTTTGATGTTTGGATTACAATTGATAGTGATATTATTTTTACTCCTCAACAAATTATTGATTTAGTTGAATCAACTGAACAACATCCAGTTGTTAGCGGAATGTATCGTATGAGTAATTTAACATCTTATACAATTGTTAAAGATTGGGATACTGAATATTTTGCAAAGAATGGAACATTTAAATTCTTAACTCCTGAAGATGTTACTAAATGGAAAACAGAAACTAATCTTAAATATTTACCGGTTCATTATACAGGACTTGGATTTTTTGCAATTACTCGAGAAGTTCTTCGAAAAATGACATATCCTTATTTTAATTGTGAACTTCAAGAAATTATTACTGAAGAAGGTAAAATTTTAAGAGATGTTTGTTCAGAAGATGTTGCATTTTGTAAAAATATTCTTAAATTAGGTATTCCAATTGTAATTAATACAGATATTCGAGTTGGACATAATAAATTAATTGTTATATAATATAAATATGGATTTATATTATATTTTTCTATTTCTGTTTTTATTAATAATTGGCTATTATTCAATTAAATATTTATTTTTTGTATTAGTCGGGATGATTATTGCATTTTATATATCATATAAATATATTTTGCCATTTTTTTGTTCTTTGCCAAAATTAAAATAAATTATTTTTTTTTCGATAACCTCCTCGTTTAACTAATGATGATGAAGTATCTAATTTATTAAAAAAAGATGAATCATTGCTTGGGAAATTAAATGATGATGTTGTTGGTGGATATGTTGCTCTATCATTATTTAACATTGGCTGCATTGGCGGCATTGACTGCATTGGCGGTATTGACTGCATTGGCGGTATTGACTGCATTGGCGGTATTGGCGGCATTTGTGGTTGTTGCATTGGATATAATTCATAAGGTTGATAATTGAATTGTTTATTTATTATTGGTGGTGGTTGCTGGTTAATTATATTTGGTGATGAATTACTTGAAGACATTCGCATAACAAGGATAATAATAATTATAATTATAACTATACCTATAATAATTGCGACAACATATGCAATCCATTTAAATCTTTTATTTTTTTCATCAGCATCTATTTTTGATTTTGAAGCAGCATCTTCAGCTTCTTTAGCTTCCTTAGCTTCTTTTTTTCTTAATTTATCATTTGCCAAATCCATGGCATCTCTAATTTTAGCATAATCAAGTTCGGCAGCAGTTGACATAATAAAAGAAAATAATCAATCTATTAAATTATATGAAAAAAAAATATTAAAACTTATTATTAGATATGAATTTATATAAAAAAATTATTGTTA